TGTTGATGCGCCAGTTTGACCGGGGTAGCGAGGAGCCAAAGGAATCGAATCACCAGCAGAACCACCAGAGGTCAAGTTACCAAAGTTGGGACGGCTCAACTGCATCGTAGACAACAGTTCGTTAGAACCTGCCTCAGACAAAGCCTTGGTGCCGGGGAAAGTGGTACGAGCCGTGCCAGCATTTGCATGCTTAGCGGACTGCTGGAAACCAGACAAGTAACCCAACACATCTTGGTCATACTGGTCACGCAAGCGATAAGCTGCACGATCAGAGGCCATCTGCATGAAGTTCACATGGGAGTGAGCAGCCTCAATGTCATCAATCTTGAAGGCGTAATAGTTAGCCTGATCAACAACAAGGGTGAAGTCTTCGTCATTCAGGTCTTGTGCAGTGATTTGTGTACCACGGGCATAAGACTGAACAGAAACCTCAGGCTCTTTGATGATTTTAACAGAGTCGCCCATGTTGGCAATCTCGCCAAAATAGTCGCTGTTAGTAATAGCTTCAACTGTTGAAGACTTACGGAAAGCAAGCTGAACTTGCTTGGAATAGATTACGGGACTAAAGTTCCCATTGGGTAGGTTGTTATATCCTACTGCTTTCGGAAATGCCATGATTTATCCTCCTAGAGATATTGATAGGGCATATAATTAAATACGCTCACACAACTACAGAGGCTGACATTATTAGGTGTGTATTGGTAGTGAGTGCCCTCATCATCAATACAGGCTAATAAACTTACAGGTAATTCTGACAGTTTACTTGCTTTGCGTTACGAGTTTTCTAGTTTTGATTAAAGGTGGTCATTGCAGATGACGGCTTTAATCGGTTTAGAACAAGACCACCAGAGTGGCCTATGTTCAAAGTTATAACATGATTGATTTATTTGTCAACACTTAGTTGTAAACTAATGGTAATTGACTTATACATCAACCTTTAACGAGCGTTACCACTCAAATCGTATACAAACTTACCAGATTTAATTGCTTTACCAATCTCTTCCTGATACTTTTCATATTCTAGTGTAGACATCTTAGCCACCTGTGATTCATAAATCATGCCATCTTTGTCTTCACCAGAAGGAGCAGACCTGCCACCTTTAGTATTAATACTTTGTGCTGCATCTCTGTTGCTTGTGCTCCTCTTTGTAGCAATCTTCTTGTCTGCTTTGTACAGATCAATGGCTCTAGCTGCTGCTCTAGCGTCTGTGTCGTTCTCATACAGGGCTTGTTGCACCCATTTAGGCTGCTCATCCACCCAGTTATGGAACTCATCATCATCCCTAATCTGGTCAAAATCGGGATGCAGACGCAGTAATTCAGCCTCAGCTTCATCTTTAGCTGTCAAAGCTTCACGCTCATCCAACGATTTAAGGCGTTGGTCAAGGGCTTCTGTTTGTTCTTTGGCCTTCTTGATGGCAATTGTTTCTACAATTTTTGCCACATCAGGATATTGTCTTGCCCACTCAGAAAGCTCTTCCTCTGATTTAGGCAGCTTAATTTGATTGCTGGTGCTTTGTTCAAGCTGTTTCTTTAGCTCATCAACTTGGCTTTGAAGCTGGGTTTGTTGTTGCTGAGAATGTCTCCGCAAATCCCCATAACGCTTTTTAAAGCTACGCTCTTCTGCGCTTTCTGGCTCAGCTTCTGGAGCTTTCTCCTCATCTTTATTCTCTTCTTGAAGAGCCTTAAGCTCAGCTTCTTCTTGTTCAATCTTCTCTTGATTAGCATTTCGTTTGCTAAAACCAGAATAAACTTTAACTTCTTCTTTTTTATCTAGAACAACTTCGGACATATAAACCTTTTTAAGTTGGGGCTAATTGTAAGCCAGCCAATGCTGGGGAATTAAGTAGCCAATGATGGTGGGTATATTATTTAGTATCTGCCCTGCCCACCACAGGAGGAGATATCTTTATTATATCTTACTTTTACGCTTTGTTTTGCATACCTAATTTGGGAATGAACATACCCATAATGGGTATCTTTTATTTTTTCTTTCTATACTTCTTGGAAACAAAGCCGCCTTTAGCATCACCGCTACCACCGCCGCCGTCACCGCCACCCCCACCACCGCCATCTCCACCACCACCACCTCCACCATCACCGCCGCCAGCAGCACCACCTCCACCATCACCGCCGCCAGCAGCACCGCCACCACCATCAGAACTACCACTACCGCCAGCATCAGCACCGCCACTTTCACCACCAGAACTACCAAGCCCACCAAGACCAGCATCACCACCAACACCAACGCCGCCTTCTCCACCAAAACCCTCTCCACCAATGCTTCCTAGATCTCCACTACCAACAGCACCAGTTCCTCCAAAGCCTTCTCCAGCCGTTCCTTGTGCGTCATTAGCGGCCTCTGCTGCTGCAAAGCCAGCGGCAAAGGCACCAATAGCATCAGCCCCCTGCACTGCTGCATCAGCAGCGGCTTGTGCCCCAATAGCAGCGGCTTCTGCTGACATACCTGCTGACTGTGCAGCACCAGCAACTGCCCCAGCAGCGGAAGCGGCTACACCACCAGTACCAGATGGGCCTGCGGTTGCTGTAGCTCCTTGTCCAGCTTGATCAGAACTGTCTGCAACAGAGGCATTAAAAGCAGCCGCATTAGATTCGCCTATCATTCCAAGACCTCTTCCGATGGCTCCCAGAAAGCCTATTCCTGTGACGGCCCCCAATATGCTTCCAGCAATACTACCAGTAGTAGAACTCATATTAGCAGAAGCCACCCCATTTGTACCAACACTAAAACCTGTCATTCCTCCAACACTCACTGAGCCGTCCGCATTAACACCACCTGAGGAGGATGAACTGCTGCCGCCTTCACCACCGCCACCATCTCCTCCAGAAGTAGTTTGAGTAGTTCCGCTACCCCCACCACCAGTTGTAGTTGTTTTCGTAGTAGTATCTTCTGGCCCCGACACTCTGGTATATCCAGCGGGTATTTTTAAAAGAGGTTGTCCTTTAACAAAAGGAACATACATAAAGTTACCATTTGCGTCTTTATACTTCACCATTTCAAAACCAGATACTGGTGTTACATTACCACCAGTGGCATAGTTTCTTTCTTCAGGGTTGCCTTCATTCATAATCTCATCTATAGAGGATGAAAAATCTTCATCATTTATGTCTTCTCCTGATGAATGAAGGGCTTCTGGGTTTTCTACTTGATTAGCGTTTCCCATTTGACCAATGTCTTCCATTCTCTTTAATCCAGATTTGGCCTTATCTCTAATCTTCATTAGTGTTTCTAGGCCAATATATCTAACTACATCAGCAGGAAAAATAAACTCACCCTCACTTAGTTGTGCAGGAATATCATCCCTCACTTCTTCTTGCATAGCACCGGGAGGAACTTGATTGCCGCTAACAGGATCAACTGTATTTCCTTCATCTGGCATGCCGCCTTCTGCCAGAAGTTTTTGTGTTTCATTGCTGAGCATTTATCTCATCCTTTAAATATTTAAGTCTACGCAGAGCACTAATGGCTCCTTGAGATTGATAAATATCTTGAACATCTTTAGACTGTTCAAGCTTCTTATGCTGACTATCAATCTCATTGTCTAACATTTCCACAAAAGCATCCCACTGTAAATTGTTATTTACTAAGGGTTTAAGCTTGGGGAGGTACGGCTTGTTGCTCATTTCCACTAAATCCTTGCATCTCTGGTGAAGGCGGTGCGCCAACACCAATGTTACCACCGCCACCACCTGTCATATCAGCTACACCGGGAGGCCCAGCAACGCCTTGTGGAGGCTGTCCACCAGCGGCAGGGGCAGGGGCAGGCTGTGTCTGTTGCAACAACACTGCTTGACGCATGGCTTCATCCATGTTGTTAGTCACCTTCTCTGGGTCTAAGTCCATGCTCTTTGCAATTTCTCTGATGATGTAAGGAAACTTAGCAAAGGGCATCAAGGCTGGGCTGCTGGCAATCTGCAAGAATTGCATCAAGCGTTGGCTTCTCACCTCATTAGCCATCAAGCTTTCTGTGCCTTTAGCTGTAACTTCCAAGTCTCCTTTGATTTCTTTATCAAAGTCAAACTGCATATTGAAGTTGAAGAAGGCTTGACCAATGGGGCCAAGGAGGTAGTCATCCAGATTTTTAATAACTGTCTTGATACTTCCACTAGCAGCATTCATCAACATGCTGATGCCACTAGCTGTTCTACCTACACCAGATATTCCTGTCTGTCCATGAGAGAACGAAGGCATACCAGTTGATTCATCAGCAAGCTGTCTTGCTTTATCAAACAGTTGCATATTCTCTGCTGCCACATTTGGAAACTTTGTTCCAAACAAAGCTTGACCGGGAGCACCACCTTGTCTTCTAAACACTTTACCGGGATAGACAGATAAGTCTTGTCCCGGCACTAAGTTTGTTTCATCAATTTCAAAGACAAGGTTTCCAGATAAGACCCCATTATCCACAGCCATACGCATAAAACCATTCATTAAGGTTTGGGTATCGTCCATATTTTCGGCGACACCTACACCTGCTAGAGAGTAGGGGTTTAATTCGTAAGGCACAGCATAATAGGGAATCTTTGCAGGCTTGAATGGATTGAGAACAAGCCTCAATATTTTTCCATTGCAATACCAAATGTTTGCTTGGAGTTCTCCAGCACTGAGCATGTCATCAGGAATAACAATATCATTCTCTTGAAGCAATTCAATATCTACATTGCCCCAATATTCCAACACCTCAAAACGCTCAACACCAAAGTTGGGAGCATAGTCTCTTAGATCGTCTTCCCAATATTTCTTGGTGTATGTCTCACCTTCATCAATGAGTTGGTCAATAACATTGCCTCTGAAATATGGGCGTTGTTTCAAAGCACGAAGCTTTGTCTTGCTCATCTTATGACGCTCAATAACATACTGACACTCATCAGTGTTGTTGGCATCAGGATCCCAATAGAAGTTCCAGAGAGAAACATGGGCAGCTTCTGGCACTGTCTTAATCAGAGGACTATATGTACCATCTTCACCCCAATTGGCATATTCCTTATTGGTGGCAAACGGCCCCTTCATAACACCAGTGCCAAACAGAGCCATCTCAAAGGCTGTAGAACGCAGATGCTTAGAAGCACCTGTTTCATCTAGTTGGTCATGTATCTTCTTCTCCATCTTCTTAGCTGCCACCATAGCAGGACTAAAGGTCATGGAAGTGGGAGTTGCTCCCGGCCCTTCTTTCAAATTAGGCAGATCTTTAAGATCGTCTTTCATAGACCCTAGCAATTCTTCAAGCTTGTCTAAGTCGAAGTCTTTAGGAATGCTGGCACCACCTGCTTCACCATAAGGAATCTCTGTTGGGCCTGTCTTAGTGGAGGGTGTTCCTTTGGGGTCAGAACTGACGCTATCTACCACGCCATCAGGCAACACTGTGGGGTCAACAGACAGAGGAAACTTGTTATTGGAAAATAACACATCTGTTATTTGTCCATAAGCTGCCAGTGTTTTAGTTTTGGTAACTTTAATAAACACTCTCGACTTCTCAGTCTCAGTGAATTGAACATCTGGCCCATAGATGCCTCTGTAGTTTCTATAGGCTCTCAGCCAGCGTGTCTCATCCTTACGCCTGCTCTCTTCAGATCTTGTATATCTTTCGTTGATATAGCTGACAAGGCCATCAATTGATACGCCTTCGTCTTCTTTATTCTTTACATCGTCTAAAGCTAGGGTTTTGTCACCAAGCATAGGTTTCATCTCTGCCATATTATTCCTTATCTATTCTATTACCTTTCCTCAGATTTTCTGAGGCGGGAATAACTCTTAGATTATTCCATACATGAAGACCACAAATATTCTTACCACACAAAGGTATGACATGATCCACATGCCAACTAATACCTGTAACTTTGTTTCTTAATTTAGCTAAGTCGTAAGCTTCAATTGTAACAAAATCAGTAAGCTCTTTATCCCACGGAACTATTCTTTGTTTTCTTTTAGCTCTATTCGCAGACTTTAACGAATTACGATATGCCGCGTTTTCCTTTGAAAAATTTTTATCATAAACAGCTTTTTCTTTTTTGTGTTTTTCTCTATATTCTTTTTGTTTATTTTTTTGCTCATCACTAGCATAATAAATAGCATGACAAGTTACACAGTTAGAAGTTTTTGTGTATCTTCTTACTATATGTCCATAAGGACATGCTAGACCTGTAAAATAAAATAAAGAACCAAGTTCTTTTGCTTCTTTTCTAGTAATTATTTCCATTTAGTACCCCATAATAGGATCAGCTATTCTCATGCCGCCTTTTCCAGAGTGAAGAGGATTATAATCAAACAGCCCGCTTCTAGGTCTACTCATAATTCCGTATCGTATAGCATCAAAAAGATGATCTTCTGTCCTTGTATCAATATCTTCTGGGTTCTTTTTATCTAAAGGAAGCACAGGGATTTGAGCAATCGTATTAACACAGTTGCTTGTTATAATCATTCTTGGTTGTTCTGTAAATGGGTCAATTTGTAGTCTTCTATGAAATTCGTTCTTCCCTGCTACCCTACTTCCAGCACTTCTATCTGCTGGCCTCCATCTACAGCCCTCCATAATCATCTGTTCTGCTAGCGATGGGCCTGTATCCCCTCTCTTATGCCAGCAACTACTGTCCAACACACCATATCTGATGCCACCATCGTTGGCTTCTGCCTGCAATATCATGTGTGCAAGGTCTTTTGCCAGCACTTTGCTAACATATAGTTCACGATAGAGGACAAGTTGCTCACTAGGGGTGACAGCAAACCATACAACAGCACTAAAACTACCATATCCATAGTCACACGCCCTAAATTTTACCCAGTTTTTGGGTATTTCAAAGCTATTCACCACATGAACAGCCCTATTAAACTCAGGGAAGGCTGCTCCTTCCGCAATATCCCAGTTACCCTCAAGCAATTGCTTGCGTTGATGCTCAGGAAGAGACAACAACATGGTTTCGTAGTCGCCGCTATCAGCTAGATAGGGGTTATCTGTCAGCATTGCTGGTATAAAGCGGCGTTTAAAAAGAGGCTGTCCCTCTTTGCTATGCCCTTTGGGGTAGGCTAGTGTCTCCCCTGTCTCAATATCTGTAGCCCAGAAGGCTTTTCTAGATGGAGAAGGGTCAATAAACATCTTCTTAACCCAAGCATGTCCCGGCCCACCGGGGTTTGTTGTTGCTCTCATAAAAATAGGCAGATCTGCTGCGGGTGTACGCAAGCGAGAACGCATATAGTTCCAAGCAAAAGGGGTGTGCCACTGGGTTAGCTCATCAAAACCAATCCAGCTAAAGGCCAACCCCTGATATCTCAACACATCTTCATCTCTATCCAGATATGACATCCACAGCCTAGCACCAGAAGGTGTTTGCCATTGCATCTTTCTCTCACTCCACTTGATGCCGGGATAAATCTTGGGATATATCTCTTGGCTTTTCCAAATGAGTTCTCTAAGTTCTTCTGTTGTGTGGCGTAGCAACAATCCAGAAAACTGAGGGTGATTTAAATATCTAATGGGGTCTGCCAGCATGGCATAACTTTTACCACCACCAGCAGCCCCACCATATAACACTTCTCTTTCAGAGGCCGCTAAGAACGCTGTCTGCGGCCCTACATTAGGCTTGAATATTACATTTTGCTGAGCAGCTATCGGCTCTGTCACTATCATCAGAGAAGGTGTTTCTAACCCTTCTGTATTCTTCTGAGTCGAAGTAGCTTTCTGCTGTGGTGTTGGCTCTTCTTTCGTACGCTTCGGCCTTCCTAAGGGCTTCTTCGTACCCTTGGGCAAGCTTGCGGTAAGCTTTAGCTCTTCTCTTGTACGACTGCTCATATTTTAATCTGTTATTAAGTCCTGCGTGGGATATTGGCCTACCTGTAGCTGTTGACAACCAAGCAGCAACAGCCCTCAATCCATATTGTTTTAAATGCTTCTTAGCTTTTTCTAAAGCATCTAGTTCTGATTGAATGGGAATAAGCCATCCTTCTCTTTCTTCATCTATTTTATAACCAAATGGAGCCAATGTTCCCATCATCGGGATTGGTATATATTCCACTCTGTTATCTGGCTGAGGCAATATCCACTTACCAACACCTCTGTCCATATCAATCCTCTTCCGCTCTATCCTTTGCTGGCAAAATCATAATGCCGTTATTAGTTTCAACCTGCACCTTGTCTGTCTTAACAAAGCCAGCCCTGTCCAACAAATCTTTAGCAGCATTCAGCTTCTCTTTAATACCAAGCTCAGTGGGGGACATTATACCATCAACAATGGCTCTAGCCGCCTTAGGAGCATTCATGGCAATATAAAGCTGGGTGGCTTCTACAATTTCTTCTTTCAAGAAGTTGGTGATTTCTCTGGTGCTATAGCCATCAGAAAAGCCAGCAAGACGCTTAGCTGCTGTGGCATTGCCACCAGCCTCATCAAATAAAACATCAAGAAACTTCTTGTGTTTGTCTGTCAGTTCTTTAGCCATTTTATTTCTTTCTAATTATTATGCTCTGTTAGCTAAGAAGAATTCTTCTACAGTACACAAGACATCAATGTGTGGGCTAGCATGAGCACTTGCTGTAGCTGTCATAGTATCTCCAGCTTCAAATACAATGTAGTTGCCTGACCATTGAATGGTTTCTCCAGCAGTCATGTTTTTATCCCCAATGATGTGCATATGAGAACCATTGGCTCTTTCCCATTCAATAGTAATGGCAGGGGTTGTTGTTGAAGCATTAGCTATGTACAACAAATTCATATGTGCTCTACAATTTTGGGGACATGTATATAGCGTATACACTTGATCTCTCACAATGCATGCTATGTTATATGTTTTAGACTTAAAATCTGCCATTACTTCTTCTTCATTCTAGAAGCTTCAGACAAAGCAATGGCTACAGCTTGCTTTGGGTTTTTAACCACGGGGCCACCTTTACCGCTGTGCAGCCCCTTAGCCTTAAACTCACGCATAACCTTACCAACCTTAGCAGTTTGTTTCTTTGTTAATTGTGTAGCCATATTATTTCTTCTTAGTCATGCCACCTTTAGCCATTTTGCCAACACCATCAGCGGCAAAAGCTGGTACTTTCTTCCCATCTTTTTCAACCATAGCCATACCACCAGCGGCATAGCCCTTCTTAGCCATACCACCTTTAGCCATGTCTTTCTTAGGCTTACCCATTCCAATCATAATGGCAAGCACAGGCTTCTTGGTCATACCACCCTTAGCCATCATGGCTTCTTTCTTTTCCATCTTCATGGGTTCTTTCTTCTCATGCTTCATCATTGCAGCCTTAGAAGCATACATTTCTTTACCACCATACTCAGACATTTTCTTCGTTGCCATAATAGTTTCCTTCTTAATAACACCACCTTTAGCATACTCTTTAGATGCTAAAGCTTCATATTGGTCTTCAGCTTGCGACCTCTCACTAAAAGGTAATGATCTATCCTTAGATTTCAAAGACAAAGCCCTTAGCTTTTGATCTGTTGAATATTTTACTGGAAGTTTCATTTCTTAGCTTTTTGTTGAGGAGCCATAGAAGCTCCACAGTTGGCATAGCCACCCTTATTCATCATCATAGGCTTCTTGGTGGCATAACCACCCTTAGCCATCTCTTTCTTCTTTGTTGCAGAAGCAGGAGCATTGGAAGGCTTATTGGTCTGTGTGCCACCAGCTTTGTAGTCTTCAAAGGATTTAAGCTCAATGGCATTGGCCTTGTCTAGGTAGGTGTTTCTAACATCTTGAGGGATGGTTTTATCCTCAGCCATGTCTCTATATTTCTTAACTTTCTCTGCGTCTGTTGCCATAATTATTTCCTTTTGTCTTTACCCATATACACAGCATTGTATGCCATCTTCTTCTTGTTAACCATACCACCCTTAGCCATACCAGTTCCTGAGTATTCTGTGGGATTTCCCGAGTCTCTCTTAGCAGATCCCATAAATTCGTTATCGCTGCCGTTGCTTTGCCTACCTTCAGTGGCTGTAGCACCACCTATGCTAGAAGCCACAGCGGCTCCAGCAGCGCCAGCAGCCCCAGCCCTAACAGCAGTTCTGGTGATGGCTCTGTCAATGGCTTCTTCTTTAGCTGCCTTTGCAGCACCCTTAAGCTTTGTATTTGGTTCAGAGACTATTTTCTTTAAGTCATCCATAGTGCTGGCATTGCTTTTAAGAGAAGGCATGCTGCTCCACTTGGTGCCAGAAATACCACTACCTCCACCACCGCCTTCTAGCTGCTGCTCATCAATGCCTCTTTTGCTGCCTTTACTTGTAGCCATTATTTTCCAAACTTCTGTTTCTGACCTTTAGGGGGTTGTTTAACACTACCACCACCTCCAGCCCAAAGCTCCTTATTAGCCCAATAAGCAGCACTCATTTTCCCTTTAGCAATGTTCTCAGCATGCCTTGCTTTAAAACTAGCCCTTGCTTCTGGAGAATAATTGTGTCCCATAGAAGCATCCCCGAAGTGAATGAGTTTTACCACACTTCCTTCTTTTGCCAGCACCATCATCTTCTTTTCTGGCTTGTCTGATTTCTTAGGCTTATTATAGCCTTCAAAGGTTTTACCCCTGTATTCAATAGTCATCTATATTTCGCTACCTTTCTTGCTATGGCCTTTGGCTGAGCAACAAACTGCTTGCCTTGCTTGTTACCAGCAGCCTTAGCTTTATTTGTGGCAGCTTTCTCCTGAGCAGACAAACTCTTCCAAGCAGCCTCAGGAAGATATCTCTTCTTTCCCTTTGAAGGACTCCCATCGCTGGTTGTCCATTTCTGCTCAGTCCATTCCTTTAACGACTTTTGAGAGGGTTTAATCACGGTAGCCACCACCTTTTGCTTTATATTCCTTAGCAACAATTTGACTTTTTCTAGCCGACCACTCACCCGGATTACCACCCTTTGTGCCAGCCTTCACCTTAGCCACCAATGCTTTTCTCATTGTTGGTTTTGTATAATTACCAGCAGCATTAACCGTAGACTTCTTATCCATATCTATTTCCTTTTCTATCTCTCCAGCCCTCAGCCACCATTGCTTTTTCAACAGCATCAAGAGGAAACCAATAGCCTGTATGTTTCTCCAAAGCTGTTCTTACAAAATAGACATCACTATGGGGAATGTGGATGTTATCAATGTTACCTCTGTGCATGGCTGCATAGACATCTACCACCACTGAATAGGGCTTTAATGATAACAGTCCAATAGATTCTAAATGGGCTTTGGTTGATAACAAACTTACAGAAGGCTTTTTCATCTTGGTTTTAATTATTGATAACAATGTATAGAAGCATACCTATTTTATAGATGTTAAAGAATAAACATATTAATAGTCTTTTTCATAATATGATATTAAGTAGTAAATAGTGTCTTTATAGGTTTATAACATATTATAGGTAATTAACATAAGTAGTGTTATAAAGCTATTATATACTTATAACAACTTAAGCTTTAACAACTATATCATCTATATCACCCCCCTTACCCCCCATAGTATTACATGCTTTGTTGGGTGTTGTCAAGCTTTGTTTTCTTCTTCTTCTTTCATATAACTAGTCGAGGTGCTCTTCCATTCCAAATGCCATTTAAACGGCTTTAGAGCCTGTTTACAAGCATCTTCTCTTGTTGTTAAGGGGGTAGGTGCTATAAACTGGAGACAGGTGTTGTAGCCTGTTTAAATCATTATAGCATAAAGCTATCGATATGGGAAGATGATAGGAATTATATATCATGGTGTAGAGTGGTGTAGATGTACTACTTTATTACTACTAAGTTAAAATATCACTTCTGTGGGCGTATGCATATACAACTAGCGCCATACCCCCCGGTGGCCCACGCCGCCCCCACAGCCTCGCCAGCGCAGCGCCCACAGCCCTGCATAATGCCTAGCCCTGCGCTAGGTGATGTAATGCAGGCGCACTGATTTCACCTATAGTGAAATATCTTCAGCAAAATCAACAGCTTACACTATAGTGTAATGTGATCGAATATCTGGGGTTTACTAAAGTAAGGTAAAATTAGGGTTAATTTTGAGGCAGAACCCTAATACTAAAGTGGTGGTATATACTTATCCCCGATATCCCCTACCCCTTATCCAAAAGTGTTACAGGGTTTTCCCTTCCCTCAAAAGCATTACAGGGTTTTCCCTAGACGGCAAAAGTGTTACAGGGTTTGCACCATTAGGGGTTTCCCTTATCCAGCGGCTCTTTTGCTTTTTTATTTTTTTAACGCTTTTTATATGACAGCTTTGCTGGCATCTTAAAAAGCTAAAAATAAAAAAGATCTGCGTATATGCGCCCAACCCCATGTCTTTTATTTAACAGAAAAAGAATCCTTTTCATCAGTATGAGAAAAGGAAATTCTTTTTCTCTAAGTTAAATAAAAGACATGAAAGGAAAACTGAAATGAAAAGTGCCGCCACTAAGGGTTTGTCCTAATCGACAGCTTCGTTGCGGTGTCTTTACAATTGAAACCGAAACGGCGATTTTGCCAGCTTCCTGAAAGGAAACACATCATGTTCAAGTCTAAAGCTTTGCTTAGCATCAGTAGTGATGCCAAAACTGTGAAAGGCGAAACCCTTGGGTTTCTCACTGGTATCTTATACCTTGCTCCAGCCACCACCACCAAGTGGAACACTTGTTCAATGGCTAAAGTTGCTCAATGTGACAAGGCTTGCCTTTACAGTGCTGGTCGTGGAGCTTTTAGCTCTGTCCAAACGGCAAGGGTTAACAAAACGATCTGGTTCTTTGAAGAGCGAGACAGCTTCATGCAACAACTTGTTGTTGATATCAAGCGATTGATTGCCAAAGCTCACAAGCAAGGCTTACAGCCTTTGGTTAGACTGAATGGCACCAGTGACATTCGCTGGGAAACCATAGGTTTGACAGTTGATGGTGTGGCTTATGACAACATCTTCGATGTTTTCCCTGATGTAAGCTTTTATGACTACACCAAGGATGCCAATCGTAAGGGTTTACCCTTAAATTACGATCTCACTTTCAGTGATAGCGGTGTGGCTGGTTTTCAACCATTCGTTCAAATAGCGATTGCCAAAGGGATGCGGATTGCTTCGGTGTTCCGAAAGGAACAAGAAATCCCTGAAACCCATAGGGGTTTGACAGTGGTAAGCGGTGATAAGAGCGATGTTCGCCACCTTGATGCCAAAGGCATTGTGGTTGCTCTTTATGCCAAGGGTAAAGCGAAGCTTGATCAAACAGGCTTTGTGTTTGATCGAAAGGTGATACCGATTCAAGCTATTGCTTGATGACCTTCCGTGAAGAGGGAAGCATAGCTTCCTTCTTTGCAGAGTGCCATCGTGTCTCTTTATAGGCTTAAGCCATGCTGTGAAGCAAAGCTTCAGTCGAATGTTCTTTAACAATTTAGTGCTAGTGTCGGTGAGGATGTATATCCTGACAAGGTATACATCACTGCTATGGACTAGCCCAAGCATCAGAGGGTAAGGTGATGCATGCCATAACACATGGCATTGAAAATGTGTATGAGAGACAAACCACTGTGGCACTTGGGTGAGTGTTAGACAGTGGGTTTCTGTGAATGTTTAATATGTTAAACATTTTCAGAAGCTATGTCGCTTCTCTTCCTGAAAGGAAACACAATGTCAATCGAGAGTTTAATGCTTGACGCTGGGATGAAATTAGAACCAAAGATTGACCACTTACCACTTTTCGGTGTGTATTTGGTGGACACAGACAATGAAATTTATGCGATGGATGACTTCGGTTCGTTAGTTTCACTAACAAAAGGCACAGCGGATGATTGGGCCTTTCAGTCTACCATTTCTTATCGCTTTTCCTAAAGGAAACACAATGTATTATTACGACAAGCTCCAAGAGCACATGAATGACACGGCACCATGCTCATCCCGATGGGATGGGTATGATCGTGGTGATACCCATGATGATGCTTATGCTCTGGTTGATTACCCTCACATTCCAGATTGGAATGATTGGGATGAGTCTGCAACCACTTCCAAAAAGGAAACAAAATGAAACCTCTTTTCTTATTCTGTGTCACCAAAGGTGACTATGTGAAACGCAAGGAAGATAGCAAAAAAGTATACAAATTTAACGGCTGGTGCTACGCCAACAAGAAATTTGAGCTACAGGATGTCGAAGACATCAGCCGCTGTCTTTACCTGAAAGGTATGACGAAGGTATTCACTGGCTTCACCTACTAATTCCTGAAAGGAAACGAAAATGAGAGCTTTGTATTACATAGTAATGACCCTGATGGCAGTGTGCTTCATCATGATTGGATGGGGCCAGCTTGAAGGTGGCTATCTGTGGATGTTCAGCCTTGTGGCTGGTGGTGTGGTGATGGGCCATGTCCTCACTGAGGCACTGAATGAACCTGAGCAGGAGAAAACAAATGACGCTAGATATATTTGAAGCAATGCTTCAACGGCATGATTGGCACTTCCAATATGCCGAAGGCAAGGCTTACTATGATGGCAAAGCATCAGATGATGGCATCATGCAAGCCATGATGGCCCTGAACAAACAGGGCTTGGGCAAACAAAGCATGGCTTTGTGGATTAAATATAAACCAGCTTCCTAAAGGAAACAACATGGAAATTGTGATTGAAATTAAGAATGTGTATGGGGTGGAAAAGTTCTACCCAATCTGCGACAAAGCAAAGCTTTTTGCTTCCATTGCTGGGACAAAAACACTGGCACCTTCGGTGTTGGTGAGTGTGTCCAAGCTTGGTTTCACTGTTACCCTCCACCAGCAAGACCTGCTCTCTTTCCTAAAGGAAACAAAATGATTGATACACATGATTACCAAATGCTCACTGATCAGGGCGATGCCTTAATCCATGATCTTGTCATGCTTGTTGACAAATACCAGCTACATGACAGGTCAGTGCTTCTAATGCTCTCAGCCATCAGCGAGAATGACACATTCCTTGAGGCCACCGACACACTAGTGCGAGAGGCTGTCTTTGCAAAACTTCAACGCTCTTCCTGAAAGGAAACAAAATGACCGATGATGACATCATTCATTACTACGACACTCACTTAAACTTAACTCTTAAAGAGTTATCGCTAATGACAGGCAAGTCAGTAGCACAGTTAAAGAAATTGCTCTTGTCCGATTGGACAAAGAGAGCAAAGAAAATTGTTAAACATCTTTCCTGAAAGGAAACAAAATGAAAGTGTTTGTCTATTTCAATCTCCATAAAAAATGCTTTAGCATTAAAGCTCTTGAAGGTGCCATGAAGGGGCGTGTCATTGCCCATCGTGACAATGTGTTGCTCTTCCACACCACCTTCAAGGTGTCACAAGCTGGTAGAGAGCGTGTCTTGCGAGAGAAGCGCAAGAATGTACATGCTGGTGTATGTGGCACTTGGTATGACAGCGGCGACAAGCATGGCACCTTGTCATCTGTGAAAGAGCGAGGTGAGCTTGTCACCTACAACCCCTACAAATATACATCTTTTGTATACAAAGAGGATGAGAGTGAGGTGGACAAAGCTTGGTGTGCTGGTTTGTTTGTTGACCCTGCCAGCCGTAAGGCTAGCATTTATGCTTGGTCAATGTAAATTTTATTCTAAAAGGAAACATCATGGGACTAGATATGTATGCATTCACTGTGCCACAAGAGTGGGCAGGAGACAACGAAGTTGATTATCAGCCTGATGCTGATCGGGAAAGGACAGAGCTTTTTTACTGGCGTAAATTCAATGCTCTGCATGGTTGGATGGAAGACCTCTATCGCTTGAAGCTAGGTGTCAGAGGGGAATTCAACTGCACTTCTGTCCGCTTAACTCTAGAAGATCTAGACAGGCTAGAGATGGACACTGGCAACAACAAGCTGGTGCCTGTGAATGGGTTCTTCTTTGGACAGCAAACCATCTATCCCGAAGATCTGGAGAGTGTGCCTGTCTTCATAGCGAAGGCAAGAGAGGCCATTGCCGAAGGCAAGGCTGTGTTTTATGACTGCTGGTGGTAAAGGGGTAATGACATGAGCATGGTAATTGTTAACATCGAAGATGATGACTTGGATTATTCTTACCAACTGTGTAAGGATGAGGATGACACCTACTACCTGTACAAGGAAGAGAGCTTCCTAAAGGGACGCACTGTGTTCAAGGGTGTTGAAGACATCAGGGAAGCATTGCGTTTGATGATGGATTATGTGTATGAATATGAGGGGATAACAGCATGAATCAAAACATAATAAACATCGAAGATGATAAGACAGATGTAGAAGAGCTTGGCGCAGACATTGCAAAGCAATGTGGATGGGGCCGTGAAACCCTCATGGATGTGTTCTTTGCGGCTCTCACTGATGCCAACTACTACACCCTTCGATCACGGCTTGAGGATGCGTACAAAAACTATCTTGAGGAAATCAAATGAAAACATTCACCATCATTGTCTACAATGACCCCGGTCATGGTTGGGGCAAGGTGAAGAGACAGGTGTTGTCCAACCTTGGGTTGGTTGACAAGGTGTCTGCCTACAGCTACCAATACAAGGACAATGTTTATCTTGAAGAAGATTGTGACCTGTCCTTGTTGGTACAAACTCTCTATGCTCTGGATGTGAGGGTTAAATTTGTAGAGAAATCTACAAACAAACAAAGCAAGATTAGATCTTATGAAAGTTATGCAGTATGAACACATGCTCCTACACTGACATGATGAAATGTTTTGCCAACAAAGCAAAGCATTACACCCCGGCTCAATGCAAGCAAGCCATTGCTGACATCGATGCCACCCTTGATATTCAAATGAATATGAGGGAGGGCTGGGCCAACACTGTCTACATCATCAAGCTTAATTGTGAGCGAGATGCCATGTTAGATAAACTTTATCTTTCCCCAAGGAAACAAAATGAAACAGCAAATCGAACAGCTACTTGAAGAGTGGCACCCCAATGAAATTGGTAGGCTGGTTGGGCTGAGTGACAGCGAGGCTAAGAAAATTGTGCGGGAAATTTATTTTGATTGGGGATATACAAGTCGAGAGGATTGGGTGGCTAGGCACATAGGTGATGGGGAGTATGTTCTATACCTAGATCAAGGCGATGAGTGGATAGATGAGGATGGAAACTTTCGATGTTTTGGTAGTAAAGAGCAAGCTCTTGAACATCTACATGAGTCACTCAAGCGGTGGCATCTTGCCATCATTTTAAAAACATATTCCTGAAAGGAAACAAAATGAGAATACCCTTCGCTAAACTTGGTGCAACTGCTGAACAATTCGGTATCAAAGACAGTGCAGATTGTGCCGTGAGGGCACTGGCTAATGTGTCTGCATTCTCTTACCCAGAAGCCCACAAGTTGATGGAAGATGCAGGTAGGAAGCGCAACAGAGGCACCCCTTGGGCCACTCTGCACTCTGTTTACATGGCAACTGGTGCCAAGGAAGCTACCTATTACGGCAGTAATACAGCAAAAATGGCTTGCAGATTTAATGTAAATCATTATAACAAAAGCATCACATTAAGAACTTTCATCAATGAATATATAAAAGGCAAGTACATTGTCGTTGTCAGGGGGCATGCTCTGGCTGTGTGTGATGGTGCTGTCATTGATTTATTTGCTAACAAGGCAGGGAAAAGATTGATGTGTGTTTATAAGTTTGACTAACATGACAACACAATTGAAAATAGCTATCGGGATGGCTATGCTGATAGCTTCTTCCATAGACACCCCGCCACCACCCACCGCCTATTCCACTGCTGAGTTTAAATGCATGGTGGATAATCTCTACCATGAGGCGAGGGGTGAGGGTGTGCTAGGCTTGTCTGCTGTGGCATCTGTTGTAATGAACAGGGCAACGGCAACAGGGCAGGATGTTTGTGATGTTGTTTATAAACATAAACAATTCTCATGGACACAGAGGCCCAAGCCCATAGCAAGCAATGACAACCTGCACAACATCTTCGTTGTTGCTGGCAAGGCTCTGTCTGGTAAGCTAATAGATGTGACACAAGGTGCCACCCACTATCATGCCACCCATGTGAAGCCTAAATGGGCCAAGGCCATGAGGAAAGTTGTTATAATAAACAACCATATTTTCTACAAGGAAACCAAATGAAATATTTTGAGAAGCGTTTCAGTTTGTTTGGCAGAGCCTACCTCATTCGTAAGCGTGTCAAAAAGAGCAGGCCCATTGAACTCATCAGAGGTGAGTGTTTCAATGTGTTGCATGTTGGTAAGGTGTCCCTGCTTTGGGCAAGGAACAAACCAGCTAAACCAATTCCGACAAATTTTGTCAGGAATGTTGTAGCGTAGCTACATAATAGGAGTTGACAGCTCCTTTTTTTTGTTTGTATAATTTGTTGTCAGTTTTCATCAATCGTTCACCTAAAGGAACAATCATGGCTAACCATCTCATCTTCTCCCGCAACTCCAACAATTCCGCTCTGTCTGCTGAGCGCATTGCTTCGTTGGCACCTGCTGTCTACAGCACCACCAAGGCTGACCACCTCACCAATCGCTATGTGTCTTTGAGCACCAGCGAAATCATCCCTGTGTTGCAAGACTATGGGTATCAACCAATGCAAGCGGCACAGCGTAAGAGCCGCAAGGCTATGGGTGGTGAGCATGCTGGTCACATGTTGGCTTTCGCTAAGCCTCAGTGGAATGAGGATGATATGATTCGCCCCGAAATCATCTTATACAACAGCCACGATGGCAGTGGTTCAGTGAAGTTGTTTGCTGGTGCCTTCCGCTTCATCTGTAGCAACGGCATTGTGGCTGGTGAGGGATTCCAATCCCGTATCTACCACAGCCGTGCCTTGAATGGCTTTGAGGAGATGCTCAAGAGCACCATCAACAGCCTTCCCAACCTGATGGAGCGCATTGAGAAACTGCGTAGCACCACCCTCACCTACAACCAGAGCCGGGACATGGCTGTGGCTGCTGTGGCAACCCGCTGGGAAGACTACACTGGACAAGAGCGTGGCACCTATGCCGTGGCCCAGACAGTGCAGGATGCCCTCATTGTGGGGCGGGATGAGGACAACTACCAAGATGCTTGGACTGTGTTCAACCGCATTCAAGAGGCGGTCATTCGGGGCAAGACGATGATTCGTTCCATCACTGACGCTGTGCCAGAAGGCATGCTTCGTAAGGCTCGACCTGTGAACAGCGTAAAAGAATCTATCCGCATCAATGGTGAGTTGTGGAACATTGCCGACAAGATTGTCGAAGAAGCAACAGCCTAAATCACAATGCATGGCGGCACCTCTGGTGCTGCTGTGCTCAACATAAGATATATATATGAACAAAGATAAAGCAATTGGAATGTACATGGGGTTGTTCATTGGTGATGCATTGGGCGCACCACTGGAATTTATTCCCACAGATGAAATACCTGAGGTGTTGAGTGAGATGACAGGCGGTGGTGTGCATGACACCAAGCCGGGAGAGTGGACAGATGATGGGGCTATGGCTGTATGTATCTCTGATGCCTACATCACACGAAAGTATTTTGCCCCTGATGAAATCGCTCTCAACTTTATGACATGGAAAAAGAGTGGATACTTCGGCACTCGCAATTATGTCTTTGACATAGGCCGCACTGTCAGCACAGCTATATCCACCATGAGCATAGAGCAACCCTATCAAGGCTCCACTTCCGCTAGGTCTAGCGGCAATGGCTCCATCATGCGACTAGCCCCTGTCATATTAGCCAACCATGCAAGCCCCAACATAGCTGTGGCTGAGAGTGTGGCTGTGTCTCTGATGACACACGGCAATGCGGAGATTGTTCAATACACCGCCGCATTTGTTGCGGAGATTATGGCTGGCAAGCAGCTTGATGAGTTTGATTGGGCTAGAAAATACAGTCTTCGACAAGGGCCGCAAGCTAAAGGGTCAATCATGCATGCTTACAACACAGCATGGCAGTGTGTTGAAGACACCTACACATTCAAGGATGCACTGGTGATGGCTGTGAATAAAGGCTACGATGCCGACACTGTAGGTGCAGTGACAGGCATGTTAGCAGGGCGTAAGTATGGATACAAGAGCATCCCTCGCAAGTGGTTGGACAAACTGATGAAGCGAGATGAGCTTGTTGACATGGCAGAAAAGCTCTACAAACTGGGAGGGGATGAATGAGCTTGCCTAAGTATGTGATGCGTCTTGACTTCAAGACTTACACCACCTATAGGTACAACCCACCACAGGATGCAGTGGATGCTGGTGTGGTTAAGCGTGAAGCATTGGGCAGGGATTGGCGTAAGGCATACACCAGAGCCAAAGAACTAAACCTTGTGCTTGATGAATGGAGAGCAGAGCGCAAAGCTCTCAAGAGCTTGACAGAAAACGCCAGTGTTATGGACTTGATCAAGAGCTACAAGGAAAGCATCAGCTATAAGAAGCTGGTGCCCACCACCAGAGATAGTTACGATTACTACATCACTGTGTGGTTGTTCAGTCGTGTTGGTGGTGTGCCTATGCAATGGGCAAAGATAGCTAACATCAACACCCCTATGTGCCAGAAGGTGTATGAAGAACATGCAGCAAAAAGTGTTAGCTTAGCTAACCACTGCCTGTCTGTCTATCGTTTGATGTTTAACTATGCCATACGGCATGGGTTCACACAGCACAACCCCTTCAGCAAGGTGCTTAAAAGGAGCGACAAGCCCCGCAAAGTGGTGTGGACAAGGGAAGATATCAAAGCCTTCCTTGATGTGGCTTATGGCTCATTTAAATGGCGCAACCTTGGCCTCATTGTGCAGATGGCACATGAATGGGGACAGAGGATGGGAGACATGAGGCTGTTGAAATGGTCTGACTACAACCTAGACACTGGTGTATTAAGCATGGAGCAGAGCAAGCGTAGGGCTAGGATATCTGTGCCAAGCTCACAAGGATTGCAAGAGATGCTTAGGCAACAGCATGAGGAGTATGGGTGGCAGCAATATATTGCTCCCTCTAACATGGCTGATAGGATGGGAGGGTTATTGCCATACAGTCAGACCAACCTAGCTAGGGTGGCTGATCAGGTGAGGAAAGAGGCAGGGATAGCTAGTGAGCTAAGGCTCATGGACTTAAGACGCACTGCTGTCACTGAGATGATAGAGGCAGAGGTGCCATTGCCTAACATCATGGCTATGACAGGGCATGCCACACCACAGAGTGTTGCTCCCTACTTGAAACACACATTGAAGGGTGCTACAGTGGCAGCTAGAATGAGGGGATTCGTATGATGGAGACAGTGTTGCTTGTGCTGGGCTTGGGCTTGCTTGGCTGTGTGATTAGTGGTGTAATCATCACCATCTTATTTTTAATGGAGGATTGAATGAAAGTTGTTCTAAAGAAGGCACCAAATTGGTATGGCTTGTATCACTGTGTAGACCTGCTCAGGTTTGTTGGTGTGTCAGAGGAGAAGCGAGACAAGATAAGCATTAAGCTGGACGGCACATGGCTTGAGCATTTCTTTGAGAAGCTACACAAATGGCGAACACCAAAGGATGTCATCATCATCCATCCCTATGACACATGGGGAATGGATCACACACTTGCAAAGATAATTGTTCCAATGCTGGAGCAATTGAAGAAAACCAATAATGGTGCTCCCCTTGTGGATGATGAGGATGTTCCCCCACATCTACGATCTACAGCGGCACCACCAAAAGAGAATGAGTGGGATGTGGATGCTAATACTTTCCTGCGCTGGAACTGGGTGATGGATGAAATGATTTGGTCATTCAAACAGATTCTTAATGAGGAGATATTCTGCTTAGACTCATGGAAAGAAAAGACAGAGCGAACCGACAATGGCCTTCGTTTGTTTGGTAAATATTACAGAGGATTGTGGGACTAACTATGCAAGAACGATCAAGAGAAGTTATTGAAGCCATTGTGGTGGATGAACTGACATGGCTGCTCAAGTATGAAGAGGGAGCGTCTAAGTATGTAAAAGACGAAGAACTAATTGCTGCGCTGTATAAAGTGTTGAAACAATATGAACCAGTGAAGGTGAAAATAAAATGAGTGCTTGGCTTATTGCTTTTATTGGTGTGGTCTATCTAGGGGTGGCTGTTGACTTGTTAGTCAAAGGAAACATTGGGCTAGGCATTGCCTTCATTGGCTACAGCTTGGGGAATGTTGGCTTATATCTGGCAGCTAAGGCTACGGCATGACACAAGAGAGGATGAGTTGTTTGTTGGTGATGTTGGCAGCAATAGCTGACATTGTTTTAATTGTGAATGTGATACATCATTGGTGATTGATATGAAAACTGAAGAGGATGAAGCCTTCGAAGAGCTTGCCAAAAGGCAGGGTGACTGGGGAATGCAAGGGTCACGCAAGCATCAGATCTTGCGCTATGTAGAGAACAAAGAGCGCAATGACACCATTGAAGAGGTGGCGGTGGCACTTGAAACAAAGTTTGCTAAGCCGTTTGGGCGTGACACAGTGCAGAGTTTTGCAACATTTGTGAGGAGCATGAAGCGATGACACCAACACCAAAACTGCGCTTTGTTGAGCGGGTAGTACCTGCACCTGAACACGGCGAAGGCATAGGCAAAACTATTCGCATCCTCCAGCAATGGTGGGAGGACAAAAACATAGTGCTGGCAGTACACATAACCGACAAAGAGGGAAACACTTTGCCATCGCCCAATCGTGGCGAATGGCGTGATGTACCACTGGAGAAAGAAGCATGACTGACACTTGTGAAAAACACTGCGAAGCTACGGCGTTCAAGATTGTCATAAGGGGTTTGGAAGTTGAGGTTGCGAGACTCAAAGAACGATTGGCACAGCCAGCACAGCGCACATGGGTAGGGCTGACGGATGATGATGACATTGACTGGGAAGAAGGCGGCAACTTAAAAGATTTGGTTAAAGCCATTGAAGCCAAACTCAAGGAGAAAAACACATGAATGTAGGCCGCTATTTAAGGGGAGAAGATTGCCATGTTGGTACAGCAAGAACAACACAGCCTCAGCCAAAACAGCGTGAATGGGTGGAGCTGACCGAAGAGGATTATGTTTTGGTTAATCAGTTTTGCATAAGCCCAATTCAGGCCGCTGAATTTGTTAATCGTTTACTAAAGGAGCGCAACACATGAAATCACGAGAAGTATTCCACGCCCTAATGTCATCAAAGGGATTTACACATGCTGATTTAGCCATGAGTGGCGAATGGCGTGATGTACCACTGGAGAAAGAAGCATGACTTGGCCCTTCCCCCAACACCCACTACCGCCATACAGGGAACCAAAAAACCCTGCGCCTAAATATCCAACAGACACAGAGGATGCGCCGCTATGACACAAGAAATCATTGAGATGGCTAAACAGGCTGGAATTGAAGAAGCGTATTCTTTAGAACACAACCAGTATTTGGTTCGGTTTAAAGACGGATCGCTTGAAGCCTTTGCAAAACTGGTAGAAGAAAAAGAGCGTGAGGCGAATGCAAAGATGGTAGACCACATTCTTAAAGAAGGCGGTGGCACATGGGGCGATGCAATCAGAGCAAGGGGACAAGCATGACTAAAGAAGAAGCATTAGCCCTCATCAAGTTGCTATCAGCAATTGAAAGCTGGAGCTTTGCAGACAAGCACAGGATGCCTGACTACCTGTATGACTTGATTAATGAGGCAATGGAAGTGTTGGAGAGAGAGGTGTTGAAATGATTGACAAAGAATTATTTAAGCTGGCGCTTGATGCGCTAATTTGGACAACAGGCAGCGGTGATTTCAGCAAGGGAGGGCAGGCACATGATGGCGCAAAAAAGTGTTTGTTTCCAGCCATCGCCGCACTCAAAGAACGATTAGCACAGCCAGAGCCAATCCAAAGCCTTCAATGCTTCCACTGCCAAGACACAATTGAAACATTGAATGGTAAGGTGATGCACTTGCTGGCAAAGCGCAAGCCGTTAACTGAGGAGCAAATTTGGAAAGCAATTCGACCACTTGCAACCACAGATCAACTTTGCAAAAAGCTGATTGACATTAGCATGGATGAATATAGAGCCATCGAAGCCGCCCACGGCATAAAGGAAGACACATGAGCGGTGGACACTTCAACTACAAACAAAATGACATTGGACACATAGCCGATGAAGTGGAGCAAATCATTATTGACAACGACTCCACTGAGGAAGATGAATATGGAGATATAAAAGGCTATCACTTCACACCAGAAATAATTGATGAGCTTAAGCAAGGCTTAAAAATATTACGACAAGCACAAGTGTATGCACAGCGTATCGATTGGCTTGTCAGTGGTGATGATGGGCCAGATTCTTTTCTCAAACGATTGAAAAATGATTTGAAACAACTGGAGAACAACGAGTGAACACCAGAGCATACAACGCATGGCGTAGGGCTGAATCGTTCCAGATACCTGTCACAGAAGAAGGCTTGCAACAGGCTGAGCAGAGGCACCAGTGGTTCCTAAGGGGCTTTGAAGCGGGTGTTAGGTGCGCTGCTGAGCATCTTGAGTTTAAGCACAAGGAAGTGAAAGATACCACCAGAGCACACAACTTCTATCTTGTTGCCAGCAGATTTGTCAGAGAACTTTATCAGGAGGAAAAGACATGAACAAGTGTGCCCACACTTACAAAGAGGAACGACAAGGCTTGTTTAAATGTGTCACCTGTGGCACATTCAGGGTTGTCTTTAGGTGATAGAGCTTGTCCGAACATGGACAACCAGACCTCCCGGTGTCTTAGATGATAGGACAAGGGTGAAGGAAGGCACTGTGTGGAGATGCACAGTGTGTGATGTATACTTTCAATCGTTGGCACAAGCCAACAAACACATAGAGGAAAAAGATGAAACTAAACCAGCTTGAAGATCTCATCATGGCAGCATGGATAACTAAAGAAGATATTGATCTAATTCTTTGGACAGTGCTGGACAGAAAAGAACCAATCGATGAGGATGAGCTATCAAATTTGTTGATTGGTGTGTCTGCTTTGCACAATTCAAGAATGACTATGTTGTTTCAAGCATACGAAGACTTGATAAAAAGCACACCACACTTGACAACACCCCTATAGGTATGTAAAACTACCAGCAGATTGAAGCACCGCCATGCAACAGTCTGATGAAAGCCTTTACTCATGCTCTACTATCTGATATGGCGGTATCAGTGAGCAGCAGTAAGGGCTTTAGTTTTTTGTCGGGAGTAGCACCAAGGGCAAAAGACTGAGCAAGGCATCTACTTGGGGTTGGTCACAGAGGTGCCATCGTGGAGCATAATTCTAGAGCGAGTGACGGGGGCTGGAACAACAGTCTAATAGTCTGGATGATGTAACAACAGTGTTCCTATGTTGTTGCCCATGAACAGGGGTTTGTGGTAATGCTGCACTACTGTCTTGACAGTGGTTAGGAAAAGCTTTACCATGAACTCCCTCCTGTTAATACTTTATATATACTTATAGGTTTCATTTACTCTTTAAATGAATAACCTATAGGTTAAGGAATGAAATGATCACAATGTTCTTTGTTAATTTAGGGATTGCTTACTTTGTTTTTGATATACTCATTAAACAGTAAGCACAATGCCTTTCATTAAAACCCACCAACCATGTCCTTCTTGTGGTAGCAGTGATGCCTTAGCCATCAACGATGACATGTCCACCAAGTGTTTTGTATGCCATACATACACTCCCTCCACCCTTGTTAAGGAACACCACACAGTGATTGACACCACCAATGAAACCCCCTCTTCTTCTTTCCTGAAAAACTACAGCGAAGGCTATGCTGTTTCTGTCTCTGACAGACGCATCACCAAAGCTTCGATGGAAAAGTATGGAGTGGTGAAGACAGACAACAGCTACTACTTCCCCTACCACAACAAAGATGGCATGCTTGTAGCTGCCAAGGTGAGAGGTGTGAAGGAGAAAACATTCTCCACTGAGGGTGCTTGGAAGACAGGCACCTTGTTTGGACAACACATGTTTTCCAGTGGTGGCAAATACCTCACCATTGTTGAGGGTGAGTTTGATGCACTGGCTGCTTTCCAAATGACAGGCTCTAAATATCCTGTTGTCTCCATTCGCAATGGTGCTGGCTCTGCTCTGAAAGATTGCAAAGAACAATACGAATATATCAACAGCTTTGAAAACATTGTTGTTTGCTTTGATGGTGATGAGCATGGCATGAAAGCTTCTAAGGAAGTGGCTGAATTGTTTGGCAGCAAATGTAAAATATTTAAAGGCACCACCGACTACAAGGATGCTTGTGATTGGTTGAGCGACAGCAAGGAAGCTGCCTTTGTTGACAGGTGGTGGAGGGCTGAGCAGTTTGTGCCTGATGGCATTGTGTCAGGCTCTACCCTCTGGGATGAAATATCTAAACCAATGGCACCAGCCGATTGTTTCTACCCTTGGGCAGGGCTTAATGAACTAACCTATGGCATGCGCTATGGTGAGCTTGTCTGCATCACCGCTGGCAGTGGCTTGGGTAAGAGCCAAGTGTTGAGAGAAGTGGTGTGGCACATAGTGCAGGAAACACAAGAGAACATTGGCTTGATGTTCCTTGAAGAAAGCGTTAAGAAGACAGCCTTGTCCATCATGTCTCTAGCTGCCAATGCACCTCTGCACCTACCAGACAATCAGGTGGGAGAAGAGGAAAGGAAGAGAGCCTTTGATGCCACCTTAGGAACCAGCAGACTGTTTCTGTTTGATCACTTTGGCAGCACATCCATTGACAACATTGTCAATCGTGTACGCTACATGGCTAAGGGCTTAGGCTGTAAGTATGTTTTCCTTGACCACATCTCCATTGTTATTTCTGCACAAGAGAATGGGGATGAGCGTAAAGCTTTGGATGAAATTATGACCAAGCTTCGTATGTTAGTACAGGAAACAAACATAGCCCTCATTATTGTTAGCCACCTCAAGCGGCCTGCTGACAAGGGACATGAGGAAGGGGCTGTCACTTCATTGGCTCAGCTTCGTGGCTCTGCTTCCATTGCACAGCTAAGTGACATGGTGATTGGCTTAGAGCGTAATGGTCAGGCAGAAGACTTGGAAATTAGAAACACCACCAAGGTGAGAGTGTTAAAGAATCGTTACTCTGGAACAACAGGCCCAGCTTGCAACTTGCTTTATAACAAACACACTGGTAGGATGTTGGAACATCATGTTGAAGAAGGAGAGTTGCTATGATAAAGCCAGTGGTTTGTTTTGCGGGTGATCCCTATTTCTATTCCATAGAAACAGCAGAGGGAGAAGTGGTGGAGGTGGCTAGTGTGTATGCATTTAACCACCCAAAGCTTGGCACTGGTGCAGTTCGCACCTCTGTTGTCATTAAGAAAGATGACAATGGGTTTGAAACACTCAATACTGTTTATGAGAGAGCCATAAAAGATGAGTGATGTAGAGAAATATTGGGAAGCAGTGAGGGGTAAGTGGCCCTCATCTCTCCCTGACTTCAACAAACTTCCATTACAAGAACAGATGATGGTGATACAGAGTATCAATCTATTGCTTCAAGTATTGAACAACCACAATGAGCCATGATATTTTTAGACATAGAAACCAACACAGCACACAACACCATCTGGATTTGTGTGACGATGAAGGATGGTGTAGTTAAGCGTCACACATCACCAGACAGCTTGAAGCAGGTGCTGGATGGTGACATTGTTTGTGGGCACAACATCATAAAATTTGATGCCCCTGTGTTGAAGAAGGTGTGGGGTGTTGACATCAATACCAGCCTCCTCTGCGATACATTAATCATGTCTCGACTATACAAACCAGACATTGATGTTGTCTTCATTGAAGGACAGAAGGCACCTAGCCCACATAGCCTTGAGGCTTGGGGCATCAGGCTTGGCTGTCACAAGATTGGTTTCACCAACTTCGATGGTGGCTTAACAGAAGAGATGGCTACATATTGTGAGCAAGATGTTCAGCTAACCAACAAACTCTACAGCCATCTGGTTACAGCTATGGCTAAGGAAGGCTTTAGCGACCAGAGCATTCAGCTTGAGCACGAGGTGGCTCTCATCTGCAAACAGATGGAAGACAACGGCTTCATGCTGGATGAACGCAAAGCAATGATGCTGCAAGCTGAGCTTAGCGGACGCATGGCTGACATTGAAACAAAGATGCAGGCTGTGTTCCCTCCCATTGTTGAAGAGCGCATCTCTGAGAAGACAGGCAAGAAGCTCAAGGACAAGACCACCATCTTTAATCCCGGCAGCAGACAGCAGATATGTGAACGGCTACAGGGCTTGGGTGTTGTCTTCTCTAAGAAGACAGACAAGGGACATTTCATTGTGGATGAGATGGTGCTAGAGAGCATTGACCTACCAGAAGCAAAGCTTGTTGCTGAATATCTGATGTTGCAAAAGAGAGTGGCACAGATTGGTAGCTGGCTTGAGCTTGTGCAAGATGATGGCAGAGTGCATGGCAGAGTAATCACCAATGGTGCTGTGACAGGCAGAGCCACACACAGTGGCCCCAATATGGCACAGGTGCCTGCTGTTGGTAGTCCCTTTGGTGCTGAGTGCAGAGAGATGTGGACTGTGGCTAAGGGTAAGGTGCAGGTGGGTGTTGACCTCTCTGGCATTGAGCTTCGTTGCTTAGGCCACTATCTCCAAGACAAGGAATGGATTGAGGAGCTATTGAAGGGTGACATTCACTGGTTCAATGCTCAATCATTTGGCTTGGTGGCTAAAGGCACAGTGAAGGATGACAACAATGTTGACCACAAGAAGGCAAGGAATGTAACAAAGACCCTCACCTATGGTGTGTTGTATGGTGCAGGTGCAGCAAAGGCTGGCTCCATTGTTGGTGGCAACAGCACCAGAGGTAGAAAGCTGATAGACAGCTTTGTCAATAACACTCCCGGCCTTGCTTCTTTGAAGAAGAAGATTGGGAAGTTTATGACCAAGGGAAACCTTCCCGGTTTAGATGGTAGGCGTGTATGGATTAGATCGGAGCATGCAGCCCTCAACACCCTGCTCCAATCCGCAGGTGCCATCATTGCAAAACAGTGGCTTGTAGAGGCTACAAAGGGCATTGCTGAGGCAGGTATAGATGCTAAGCTGGTTGCCTTTGTCCACGATGAAACACAATGGGAAGTGGATGTTGCACATGCACAACAAGCTGTAGAAATAATTGAAGCTGCTGCCACAAAAGCTGGTGAGGTGCTACAATTTAGGTGTCCAGTAGATGCTGAGGGAAAGATTGGCAACAACTGGCGTGAATGCCACTGACGATACTAGTGGGTTTTGATAAAGGAAATTGATAATGAGTGAAAAACCAAAAGTGAAAATTAAGTGTGATATTTATTGGGCACAATTGAACAAGATGAATGAGTTGAGCAATGCTTACCAAGTCAATCTTTGTAACTTGTCAGATGCTGCTGTTGCTGCCTTGGAAGAGATGGGCATCAGCGTGTCAGAAGACAAAGAGAAGAAGGCTGATATGGGGCGCTATATCACCTGCAAATCTAAGAACCGCCCCATCAAAGCATTTGATGTGGATGGTGATGAGATTCAGGAAGATGTGGGTAATGGCAGCAAGGCCAAAGCTTTGGTGGGTGTCTATGAATGGACATTCAAAAACAAGAAGGGCTTGTCTCCCACCTTGATTAAACTTGTGATCACTGACCTTGTGGAATACGCAGGTGGTGGTGACTTGTCTTCTAACGATGAGGATGTACTGTAATGCAAATCAAACTTGATCTCCATATCGACACTGTGAATGCTGCTCTGACAGGATTGGGAAAACTTCCCTTTGAATATTCTGCACAGCACATCACTGTCATTCAGCAACAAGCTGCTCCTCAAGTGCAGGCTGCTGAGCAAGAAGCCAAAGCTAAGGAAGCACAGCTTTCATTGCCCCTTGATCAGCCTAATGACTAATGATAGCCTTAGTTGATGCCGACATTATTGGTTATCGACTTGCTTTCGCATGTAAGGAAGAAAGCGAAACAACTGCTAAGCACTCTCTTAATAGTTATATCGCTGACATCCTTATGTGCGGGGTGGACAACACTTTTTCTGGTTGCTTTGTTGATGCTTGGAAACTCTATCTAACAGGTAAAGATAATTTCAGGCTTGCCGTAGCAAAGACAGCCGTGTATAAAGGCAATCGCACAGCACCCAAACCCCAACACTTAGCTGCCCTACGAAGGCATATGGTGAAGGAGTGGGGTGCTGTTGTTGTTGATGGACAAGAAGCTGACGATGCCATAGCCATCAAGGCAACAGAGCTTAAAGACACATGCATCATTGCGTCTGTAGATAAAGACCTCGACCAGATTGAGGGATGGCACTACAACTTTGTTAACAAAAGAAACTATTACATCACAGCAGAGCAAGGCTTATACAATTTTTATAAGCAGATACTCACTGGTGACAGTGCAGACAACATCATTGGTTTGCGTGGCATTGGGAACATAACAGCAGACAAGATGATGAAGGAAGCTGTTACTGAGCAAGACATGTATAAGATATGTGTTGATGCTTATGAGGGTGATGAAGAGCGTGTGCTAGAGAATGCTAGACTGCTCTGGCTTAGACGCTATGAAGGACAAACATGGACACCACCATTGGAGGTAGTATGAAAGACACACAGATAAAACCTAATGACATTGCTGTCATCCTGCGACCTAACCATCAGAGTGGTGTTGAATGGGATGGCGACTTCGAAGTGTTGGTGAGTGGCTTTGGCCCTGTCACTATGGGCAAGGATGACATTGACAAGCTCATTGCTATGGGTGTGTTGCTTGCTTCTGTCTTTCCATTCATGGAAAAGAATGCTGACATAGCCCACCTAATCATGGAGCATTGCAACAAATTCTATGGGGATGTTGGTGAAGTGGACTTCGATCTAAATCATAATAGCTTTAGTGATGAATTCACTTTGACAGCAGACACAGCCACAGTTGGAGGAAAGCACTAACATGAACATTGCTGAAACACTAGATGAGCGTGGAAGGAAGTATGGCACCTACATGAGTGTAGCAACCATCTCTCAAGACTTGAAAGAAGTTATTAGGAGTGGGCCAAACTATCATTTGCTAGACCCAGACATGGCTGAAAGCTTGGACATGATATGCAATAAGCTTTCTCGCATTGTTAATGGTGATCCCTTCTACAGAGATAGCTGGCATGACATTGTTGGGTATGCTGAGCTTGTAAACACACGCTTGGAGAAGATGGAATGATTAAGGTGGAAGTGTCTATGACAATATACATCGACCCTCTTGATTTGTTGTCAACATATATTGATGAGGAAACCATCAGAGAATATGTTGAAGTGCCAATCAAAGATGCTTTGTCTGATGTTAACGAGCTAATCATCAATCACATTGATATTGAGGGACTAGAATGAACGAGTCTCTTGTTGTCAATATCAGACAAGCCTCTAATGGTTTCATTGTGCAGTATGAGGAAACCCATAAAGGTTTAGAAATCTCTGCTGAGTTTGTTGCTCTAGATCTTGAAGAAGCTCTAGACATTATTCAGGATATGTTCTCACAGGAACAGAGCAGTGCCGACATGTCCAACATCTTGGACACCCCCATTGAACAAGACAAGAAATGATGGACAATGGACAGATGCTAGGTTTCGTAGCTTTGTAACATCAGCCCTTAGAGCAGCCTCTCGCAGGTGGCCTCCTAAGTATGCTGCGTTGAAGGCTGCGTTAATTGGTAGGAAGAAGAATAAGAAGACAGGCATGCTGGCACAGCATTATAAGTGTGCCATGTGTAGTGAAGAGTATGTAGCTGCTGATGTGCAAGTTGACCACATCAATCCAGTGGTAGATCCTGCCAAAGGATTTATTAATTGGGACATCTACATTGATCGTATCTTCTGTGAGGTGGATAAGTTGCAGGTGTTATGCCGTAGCTGCCACAAAGAAAAGACAGCAGAAGAAAAACTTTTAAGGAAAAAGAAATGAATATTGAGTTCAAAGTTGTTAAAGAGAACGAAGATGGTAGTGCTGACTGCACCTTGGACATGGACAAGGATGCGGTGCAGGTGCTGATCAACTATGGCTTTGTTACTATGTTGTCTAAATCAATTGAGGAAGGCAAGTTGTATACACCTGCATACTTAGACAAAGATAAGAAAGACAACAAGCTAGTGCCCATGAACGATGATCAGATTAATGACATAGTTATTGACAGTCTTAAAGACACCTTTGAGATGCAGTTTAAATCTTTCTCTGAGCACAAAGACGATATTATTTTTCACCACAAAGTGAAAGAAGCCTGTAAAGTTTTGTTGGGTTATTACATGATTCCTAGCGAAGCAGAACAATATATTGACAGCGTAGAGGAAAGCAATGGGGACTTCTAAACTTATCTGGGTAACACCAGACGCAGAAAATTTAGTGGCTTACATGGCTAGGGTGTCTAATCCAGAGAACCAAGACAACCCAGCCACTGCCCCTAAGCTTTTAAAATATCTCATCAAGAACAGCCATTGGAGTCCTTTTGAGATGGTCAATGTCTGCATGGAAATTGAAACCACCAGAGACATTGCTAGGCAAATCTTAAGGCACAGAAGCTTTAGCTTCCAAGAGTTTAGCCAACGCTATGCTGAGGTGGTTAATTGGGACAAGGGTGAGGCTAGGCTGCAAGACAACAAGAACAGGCAGAACAGCATACCTACCCAAGACAGAGAGCTTCAACGCTGGTGGGATGAGCAACAAACTGCTGTGTGGAAACAGTCTACAGAAGCCTATAAGCTAGCCCTACAGCAGGGCGTGGCTAAGGAGGTGGCTAGGAAGGTGTTGCCTGAGGGACTAGCCATGTCTCGCATGTATATGAATGGCACCCTGCGTAGCTGGTTGCATTATGTTGACATTCGATGTGATGTTTCCACACAAAAAGAACACAGAGAGATTGCACAGCAATGCAAAGTTGTGTTATCCTCTCTCTTCCCATCACTCTTTGAAGACTAACATGGACAATTATAGTTTTTATTTTAAAAACGATTACCAAACAGACAACTCTGTTGGTATGCAGATAGCTGTATCAGAGGGACAAACTTGGCACAAGGTGGTAGAAAGCTTCTTAAACTTTCTAGAAACTGTGTATGGTTATCCGCTTAAAGATGGTGTGCTTTATGTAGATGAAACACAGGACATCCATCCATCTAGAACAGTGACCGCTTACTTAGAAAATATAAATAAACCAGAGCCTTATAGCTTTTAAGTTTTTGGTATAACTGATCCCCCTCTGGAGCTTTCTGCTCTTTTCCCCAATATATTATTGGTTATTGACAATTCAAACGAACATGTATATAACTAATATATAAAGGAATTCTATGGAAACCAAACAATGTTCTAGTTGTAATCAAAATAAAAAACTAGCTAGCTTTCCCGCTAAAAAAAGAGCAGATGGCTCTCTTTATTTTAGGCCTCACTGTTATTCATGTAAATATGATAAAGAAATATTATCTGGACGAAAGCCAGATAAGGATTATCATAGAGAATATTACTATTCTCACAAAATAGATATTAAATATAAGGCATATAGACATACTGATAAATCAAAACATAAAAGTTTAGAACTGATATGTAAAGAAGATGCTTTATTTTTAATGATGCAACCTTGTCATTATTGTTGTGTAGAGGAAAGTAATGGATTAGACAGAAAGGATAGTGGATTGGGATATACATTAAACAATGTTGTTCCCTGCTGTGAAAAGTGCAATAACATTCTTAGTGATATTCCATATATTGCTAAAGTGGAATTGATTGAGGGTTTAACTTCTATTAACAAAAAAGGACTACTAAGTAAATGGACAATACCAACAAAAAGAAAAAATCGGTAATTACCCCTTGGTCAACCATTGGGTATATCACGATGAAGAGGACTTATGCTAGGCGCTTAAATGAGACTGACATCAACAGCCCAACAGAAGAATTTGAAGACACTGTTAATCGGGTTGTAGAAGCCACTAACAACCAGCTAGGGTGTGGCTTCACCTCAGCAGAACAAGATCGCCTACGGGGCTATCTGCTGGGTTTAAAGGGCATTGTTGCTGGCAGGTTTCTGTGGCAGCTTGGCACCCCCACTGTTGACAGGCTTGGTCTAGCTAGTCTACAGAATTGTGCCTTCACTGTGATTGATAAACCCATTGAGCCTTTCACTTGGGCTATGGATTTGTTGATGCTTGGTAGTGGTGTAGGCTATAACATCCAGAGAAAAAATGTTGAGAAACTTCCTCCTGTTAATGTACATTTTCGTTGCCCTACCCGCACTGATGCTAGTGACGCTGACTTCATTGTCCCTGATAGCCGTGAGGGATGGGTCAAACTCCTTGGTAAAACTCTTAAAGCGGCTCTTCTGAGCGACAGCGAGAAAGCTGCCACCTTCACCTATGGTGCTCAGCTTGTGCGGGGTAAGGGTGCCCCCATCAAGGGCTTTGGTGGCACTGCCAGCGGCCCAGAAGATCTGTGCAATGGCATCACCAGCATCTCCACTGTGCTGGAGAAGAGAGCAGGCAAGCAGCTTCGCCCTATTGACTGCCTCGACATTATGAACATCATTGGTTCCATTGTGGTGGCTGGTAATGTAAGACGCTCTGCCCAGATTGCCATTGGTGACGCTGATGATGTTGAATATCTGTTGGCTAAACGCTGGGACATGGGCAACATCCCTTCATGGAGAGCCATGTCAAACAACAGTGTTGTCTGTGATGACATCAATGACTTGCATGAATTCTTCTGGGATGGCTATGAAGGCAAGGGAGAGCCTTATGGCCTCATCAATTTGAGGCTGTCTCGCAAGGTGGGACGCTTGGGTGAGACAGAATATCCTGATCCATTGGTGCAGGGCTACAACCCCTGTGCTGAGCAGAGCTTGGCTGATAAAGAAACCTGCTGCTTGGCAGAAATCTATCTGCCTAACATCGCAAGTCAAGAAGAATTTATTGACATTGCCACCCTGCTCTATCGCATTAATAAGCACAGCCTTGCTTTGCCCTGCCACCTAGAGCAGACAGAAGCCATTGTCCATTCAAACATGCGTATGGGCATTGGCATCACTGGTGTGTTGCAAGCAACAGAAGAGCAGAAGTCTTGGCTTGATGAGACATACACAAAGCTTCGCTCCTTTGACAAGCAATACAGCAAAGAGCATGGCTTCAACACATCAGTGAAGCTCACCACTGTGAAGCCCTCTGGCACCCTGTCGTTGCTGCCGGGAGTGACACCGGGATGCCACCCAGCCTATGCTAGGTTTATGATTAGACGCATCCGCATTGCATCCAACCATTCATTGGTTAATGTGTGCAGAGACAGTGGATATCCTGTGGAATATCAGCGCAACTTTGATGGTAGTGAAGACCACTCCACTATGGTTGTGTCGTTCCCCTTCCGACATCCTGATCATGCTGTGCTGGCTAAGGATATGACAGCCCTTCAACAACTGGAAACAGTGAAGTGGTTGCAGGAAACTTGGAGCGATAACAGTGTGTCCTGCACTGTCTACTATCGCAAGGAAGAGTTGCCTGAGATTAGAAAATATTTGAAGAAGCATTACAAGAACAACCACAAGAGCCTGTCCTTCTTGCTGCACTCAGAGCATGGCTTTCGTCAGGCACCGCTGGAAGAAATTACAGAGGAGCAATACAATGCTCTAGTGGCTAGCACCAAACTCATCACATCCATTGATGAAGCTAACATTGGGCTTGATGATGACTGTGCCACTGGTGCTTGCCCAGTTCGCTAACATGAGAAACTTTGTCGCCACTTACTCAAGTGAACGCAACCTCTTCAAAGGACAGGTGCATATTAGCGCCTCATCCATTGGAGAGGCTCAAGATAAATTCTTTGAATGGTTGAAGAAACAATCTGTATATCCACACATGTGGAATATGTCTGTGGATTTTATAGAGATTGGAGATAGCCTGTGAAAGAACTTGTCATAACACCAGAGATGCTTGTTGAAGCAAGAGACAAAGCTGTTGAAATGGGGCAGTTATATAATAGTATAACTAGAGGGGCTGGCAACATTGCTGGCTTCATTGGTGAAGCCATTGCTCAGCAGGTGTTGGGTGGTACTCTGTTCAACACATACGACTACGACCTGATACACCCATCAGGAAGCTTGATAGATGTGAAGACAAAGCAGACAGGCTATGTGCCTTTGGAAACATATGACTGCTCCATTGCAGACCTCAATACAAAGCAAGACTGTGACTACTATTGCTTTGTTAGGGTGAAGAATGACTTCTCAGTGGGGTGGTATTTAGGTGTGTATGACAAGCAACAGTATTTGCAAGATGCTGTGTTTATGCAGAAGGGCACCATTGACCCATCCAATGGCTATGTGGTAAAGTCTGATTGTTGGAATATCAAAATATCTCAGTTGAAGGAATATCCATGAACATCAAACAAGAACGCCATGCTCCTTTGCGTATCCAATTTGAGCAGGGATACAAGGCATTCATCAATGGATGGCTGTCTAACCAGTATAATCCATCCTCTATGATGGGCAAGGAATGGCAGAGGGGGTTTGATAGAGCCTACTTTGACAACCTTGACTTGGTTAAAAAGGGGCATTAGTATAATGGAGAATGCAAGGGTCTTCTAAACCCTCAATACAGGTTCGATTCCTGTATGCCCCTCCAAGACGCATGGGGATTGACAACAATGTGGGTTCATCCACGATTAGTCCCCAGCCGTGTTGGTGTCGAGGTCTTAGTCAAACACCTGTCGGGCACAGGAGCGTAACCCGTAAACGCCCCAAACCAGATGACAACTGGTTCGCCAACAACTCATCAAGCTCTGTTAGTTAAGTGGCATAACAGTTGATTTGTAATCATCTATCGGCAGTTCGATTCTGTCACGGAGCACCACATTCACATCTTCCTTCTAGCCAACCCACCTCTTTTATATTTAGTTTCTTTATCTGGTGCAGGCATTCTCAATTCATCTGGTGCAGCAAAGGGACTCTTCCCTTGCTCTAAGCGTTGCTTAGCCCAGCCCTCAGCCTTGTCATAGATCTTTGCTGTTGGTTCTTTACCAGCCAATAGATGATCAACCTCATCTTTAGTTAATGTTGGCACAAGCAGAGGATGCTCTACTGTCTTTCCTTTATATTCAAATTCAGATGAAAGTTCTGTAGCCACTTCCCCTTCCTTTGTGGTAAGCTCACCAAAGTATCCCTTACCTTTGACACCTTCTCCACTGTTTCTAAAGCCATAAGGTGCTAAGCCTTCTTCGCTGCTTTGTCTTTTCAAACCTAGCCCACCCTTAGCCAAGCCCAATCGTTTAACATTCTTTGGATATTGTGAAGCTGGGCCTTCGGCTCCTTCAAGCTTCTTAGGCACACGCTCTTCACCACCAACAAGTCTTCTGACAGCATTGACAGCTTCGGTTCTTTCTTTAAGTAATTGTTCTTGCTCTTTTATAGGAGCATCCACATCTTTTACTTTCTTCAACACCTTTAAATTTTTTGATAGTTCGTCTAACACTTCAGCCTTCTCATCAGAGCCTACTTCTTTAAGATATTTTTTTACTGTGTCAATACTATAAGTAATATCTTTGTCTTTAACAAGCTCTTCCAATCTTCTATCTGTTGTCTGACTGCTTTTAAAACTACCAAGCCCACCTTGCTTTATTGTGTTCTCTGTTCCTGTGTGTCTAAACTCATTTTTAAATAATCTTTTTATTTCTTGATAGACAGAATAAACATCACTTGGTGTTTTAGTTTGTTTCTTATCTATCTCAAATAATTTTTGACTTATATTATTTATATATAAGCTTTGCTTTCTTTTTTCACTCTCAATAACTGCATATTTTCTCTGTATGCTTGTCTCTTCAGGCTTAGTCCCTTTTAAAAAAGATTGAAGATCTTCGTTTGCGTCTTTAAACTTAGTGTCTGTTTTCATTTTTAATTTTTCAGACTCAAGAAAAGCATCTTCTGTTTCCCTAAAAATTAAAGAGCGAGGCAGTCCAAGTGGCCTAGCTATGTCAGGAGAACCTGTAATTGCTTGGGCCATATAATTAAAATCTTTTCCTAATTCTTTTTCATAAGCAGACAACGGCATGTCCACTCTTCTAAATAAGTAATCAGCATATGGTATATCAGTGTATGATATGTTCTTAACATTCTTACCACCAAATTCTGGACTGTAATAATTTAACCGCAGATCTCTGGTGAAAGAAGTGGCACCCACATTAAGTTCCGCATGTTCCTTATTTTGTTTTGTCTGAGGGTCAAAGAATCCTCTAGCAATTTTAGCTGGTGTTCTTTCTGTAGTGGTGCCGTGATATAGTCGCTCAGGTGGGCGATCTTTATACTTCTCCCTCAAAGCATCAAGTCTCTTCTGATAGTTAGCAGCAAACGAAGCAAACTCATTGATGTCAGCAGGGTTGGTTAAATCCACCTCCCTCTTCTTCATCATTCTATAGTCGCCTTGAGCAACAGCTATAGCATCGTCACTAATAGATCCCATTTCAGGAAGCTGCTTTAATGCATTGAACGCTTCAACCCTTATATCTTTTATAGCAGCTATAGTTTCTTTTCTTCTATTAATAAAATCTTCTCTTAGCTCTCCCTTTTTTCTACCAGCAATGGTGTTTAAATCTGCTTCTTTACTAACTTTATTAAAGAGCTTATTTCTCTCTTTGTCTCCCAATATATATTGGTTATGTAATTCATACACAGTGTCAAACACACTACCTTGTTTTATTTTTGTTGGTGTGGGAGGAAGTTCTTCTGCTACTGTTGTAGTTGGTAAATCAGGAGCAGGCTTTGTTTCTGTAGAAAGCTCCTTCATCTTAGCCAACAAACTATTTTGATATTCTTGTGGGAAGTCAGCTTTATATTTATCCAACTGATATTGCGACCCCATCTGTGTCTTTAACAAAGACTCAGCTTGGTTCATCTGGTCAAAGGAATAATCTTTGGTGGCTTCTAAGAAGCTTGGAGCAGGCTCAGCAACAGCAGGAGCCACTGGTGTAGGAGCAGCTTCTGTTACTAGCTGAGGAGCAGCCTTCTTGGCTGGTGCTGCTAGCATGGTTTTAGTTTGCTGAACAGCAGGAGTCACAGCCTCTGTAGTGGGCACATTCTTAGCCGCTAATGCCTTGGCTTCTTGAAGCAATTCACTAGCAGACTTCTTGAGGGTTGTGCCCACCACCTCACCAGCAACTTTAGAAGCAAGAAGACCACCAGTGGCAAACCCCGGTTGTTTCTTCAAGGCAGCAGCAATGGCAAGGGCTGACACATAGTCTTTTGTCTCAGCTAAGTCTTGCTTCATGTTCTGTTTATAAAACTCAGCAGTGGCTCTCTTAACCTCTGGTGCCAGAGCACTATACTTCACCTCAAATAAACGAGCTTGTTTGCCTTGTGCAAAAGCCTCAGCCTCTGATGTTTTAACAGCAATGTCTTTAGCATTCTTCTGCACCCAGCCAAGTAGATTTTGCATAACAATTTTCTGTGTGTCTTGACCAGCTTGTCTATAGAAGTCAGTGTCTCTAACAACATCAAATGTTTGTATGAGCAAAGGAGCCATAATCTTACGAGCATTGGCATCCACAATCTTATCCCCAGTGGAGGTAAAGATTTTATTATTAGGCACCTTAAGCCGTGTGATTTCTTCTTCCAATATTGTTGGAGTTTGTTTGATGGTGATACCAGTGAACATCTTCAACGGGCCAGAGTCATTGAAAGCTGCTTGCTCTCTGGTAGCTGGCTGAAATTCAGGAAGCTGTTGCTTAACAACAGGAGTGCGCTTCATCAACTGCTGTTGAGCAGAAGATAAGAAGCCTTCTTCACCAGCAGGAATTTGATAGGCATCTCTGGGTAATGTCTCATCTCTATCGATGGCACCAATGATGTCACTAAGTTGTTGCGCTGGAACAAGTGCTCTACCGAAATATTCACCAGCCCACTCACCAAAGAATGTAGATATTTTCTTATCAGCACTACCTTCGCCTGTCTGCATGTTAGACAGTGATTCAGAAAACTTATCTCCCAACCAAGAGTAGGTTCCAGCAGGGGCTTTAAATCCTGTCATTGCTTCTAAGAATTCTTTTGTTTTAAACTCATCTGTTCTACCTTTGTTAAATTTAACAAGGTAGTCACCAAGGGCTAGGAAGGGAGCCATAGGGAACAAAGCCCTAGCATCCACTAAGCTACCATCTGGGTTCTTAATATCATACCAAGAGGTGTCTTGGTTTTCTTCACGATATTTATAGGCAGCATAGATGGCAGCAGTGCCTACAGCACCCTTGGAAACATTCTCCAAGCCTTGTGTCAAATATCTCTGTCCTGTCTCATCACCCTTAGCCAACATGGTGGCACCCTTGGTAACATCAGCAGATCCAGACAACATGCCCATAGGGCTGTGCTTGTATGTCCATGTCATGGCATTAGCCATAAAGCGAGGGAAGGGAATGACAGTGGAGCCAATTGGGCCAAGCTCTTCCACAAACTTAACAGCATGGAACATTGGCCCTTTGGTGGGCATCTTGCTGAATGTAGCAGCAAGTGCTTCATCTGTAGCATTTTTCAATACATCAAACGGCACATTCTTTCCCTGTGCCAGTACATCATACATGTCTATGCCGACACGGCTGAGTTGTTTCTCAACAGAGGAAGTGAAGATGGCTTTGCGAAAGAAAGCGTCTTGGGCCACATTGAATGTGTTAGCAATCTGAGCCACCTTAGACAATTCATTTACTCCTGCCTCACCTGCTGTACGCAGGATGCGGCTTCTCAGTGCAGGTGAACCAGCAAGCAAAGCTTCTGTAACATCTGAGGACAAGTCTTTCTGTCCCAGATAGAAGGCTGTTCTGACAGCATCCTCATACACACCCTTAACACCGCCAGTGAAACTGCCTGTCAAAGGCTTACCACTGCCCAGCTCATAGGCTGTCTTACCAGCCCTGTACAAAGCAGATTCAATGGCCTCTGAGGCTGTGCCTAAGGTCACTACAGCAGCGCCAGAGAAGCCGTTACGAATGGTTGTGGCAAGCTGTGACACCATCAAAGCTTTAAGCTCTCTGTCCACACGCATGCCCAAGTCTTTTAGGCCAGTGAAGGCTGATGTGAGAGCATTCCTATCTCCATACATCAAGTCAACTTCTTTGGCTGCTGCTGGGTCAATGCTCTTTAGTTTGTTTTGAATACGAGCCAACACTGAATAAGCCTGCAAGGTACGACCAGCATCACCTGCTGTTGTCCTGTTCATTCTGGCAAACTCTTCTGCTGTCACACCAGCCTTAGCCAAGGCATCTTCCAATACAACATTGTCAATCTTGTCGATGTTCAAGAAAACATTCTTAACAGCATCGCTCACCTTCTGGTCAGCGGCTGGTGCCAAGTCAGGAACACGGCTCCATATCTCACCAGCAATCTCTGTGGCTTTCTTATTCACATCATTTCTGATTTGCATCTCAGCAACAGATGTAGGTTCTCCTTGAGCGTTGAGCAGCCGTCTGCCTTCAAAGATGTCATAAGCGTCTTCTAGCGCCTTTTCTGTGGGGTCTGTGGCTTTCACCTCAACCTTGGGAGAAACAGTCTCTACGGGCTTTTTACGGCCTGCTAAGACATCTTGCAAAGCGGTTGGCTTAGCTCCCTTAGCGGCTCTTCCTGCAAGCAACAAAGCACCTGTCTCCAAGGTGCCACCAACAGCGCCAATAGCACCAGCCAAGGCCACCTCTTTACCACTCACTCCCTCATTAACCTTAGCCTCCAAAGCATCAACATCAGGCTTAATCTTGGCCTGATCTTCTTGGCTGAGGGTGGGCAATATATCTTTTATCTCTGCCAACTGGGCAGCATCAGTAGTAATTTTTCTTTTCTGTTCCAGCACATTAGACACAGCAGCACCTGTGCCCTCAACAGCAGGCACAGCAGTGACAGCAGTGGCCCCAAGTCTGCTAGCTAGAGCAGCCTTAAAGCCTTGCTGTGAAGCCTTCTGCAAGAAAGCAGACTTAGCCAATGTGCCAGCGCCTAAAGAGATGGCGGTGGTGGGGTCAGACAACACACTGCCCAGTACATCTAAGACAGGTCTAAATCCTTTTTGGCCTTGAGGAGAGAAAGCATTGGCTGTGTTTTCAAACAAGTCGTAGGCATCCTTTGCCTTGAGCAAGTCTGCTCTTGATGCGCTATTTAGATAACTAAGTTCTTGTGTGCCGCTGATCAAGTTACCAGTGGACAGCATACGCATATGACTAGCCCAACGCTTTACATATTCTTCTTTGGATTCTTCTGGCAAAGGCAAGCCTGCCTTACCAAACCTAGCAATAGCATAGTCATTAATCTTTTTGAATGTGTCGGGGTCTTGGTAAAGCTGAGCAAAAGGAGTTTTTCCTTCCTCTTGTTTTGCTTTCTCTTCTAATATTCTTGCTTGTCTTTCGTCTAAAGACTTCTTGTCCTGCTTCCTGAACACGCCAAAAGCAGCACCACCAGCGCCTTCAACAGGCTTTAAAATGGAAGCTGTCTGTCTGAAAGTTTCGAAATCATTAGCAGTAATTTCTGCCCTATCTCCCATAGAAGGAGAGGCGGGTTGTTTAGCTTGGGATTGTTGAGCAGCAATGAAACTTTCAAAATCATTAACAAGTGACATGATGTTCCTTAATCTACAACCGAATAGTTATTTTTCTTCAAGTCTGCTATTACTTGTGCAGCAGTGAGCTGTTTGTCAGGGGGAAGATTTTTATTCTTATTTGCTAAATAAGCATTAACTTCAGCCATTGTGACTTGCTTAGTGGGAGCAACAGGTGGTCTAGCAGCAGCGGTAGCGGGAGCAGCAACAGGAGCAGCAGGCTCTCCAACTTTACCAGTTACAGCCCTAGCACCAGTGGGAGCAGGAGCCGCAGCAGGTGTAGCAGTGCCTGCTCTAGGCGCAGCACTAGACCCACTAGCGGAAGGAGCGGGTGTGTTAGTTGCTGTTGGTATGGTATATGGGGTTGCAATTGCTTTACCACTAGCATCAAAGCTAATACCAATATTCAACATAGCAAGTTTATGCATCTCTGTTTTTGGCATGCCTTCTGCATTTGTCATTTCTTTAACAACTGCGGCTCTTCCAATATTAACGCCTTCTTCATACTTCTTCTGATGAGTGAAGGTCTTCAATTCTACTCGCTGACTACCATCTGGATTTTCTACCACATTGAAGGCTTCTTTAGGAACCTTATCCATAATGGCTGATGCCAAAGCATTCCTTGCAGCAGTCATGTAGTTGGCAGCAGTAATCTTATTAGGATCTTTTTCTTCTTTATCCAATAAAGTTTTTCTATATTCAAGTTCAGTTTTAAGGAGAGCAACTTCTTTATCCAATCCTTTTTTATCAGCTATAATAATTTTATTAGCTAAGTCAGAACGAATATCTGCTTCTGTTCTCTTTCCTGCTGCTGAGAACAAGTCTTCTGTCAACCTCACTTGAGTGGCTTTTTCAACCGCTGCCGTAATCCTTGGTTCGTCTTTGCTTTGCTGTGCAGCAAGCAGTTCTCGCATTGCCTCATCTTTCATCTTATCAAAAGTCTTTGGCCCCTGCATTGCTTCTAAATTAACAGTTGCTTTAGATTCCAAAGTTGGGCGCTTATATCCAACAGCCCCTTGCAATTGTTCTAATGGAATACCATACTGGGCTGCTGTTCTTTCAGCAGTCTTTCTAGCAGCATTATCTCCAGCGGCACTGAACAATCCTTTGGATTGATACATAGAAACAGCAGCAGCAGCCATAGGAGGTATCTTAAGCATGTCGCTAATACTATCAGCAGCGCCCCTGCTTGTGGGATTATTAGAAGTGATGTCACTCAATACTGCTGGAGTAATAAACTCTTTCTTAAAAGTACCAGCAGATATGCCATCTGTAATAACTTTAACAGCCATTGGGTTTTTAGCCAAGTCTACTAACTGAGCCTCAGACAAATCTGTACCATAAGCAGATTTAACAATAGACAAATTATTCTTAAGTTTGTTTTCTAGTTCTGTATTATCATTTTTAAGAGCCATGTAGTTTTCATACAGATTCTTAACTTGATTAGCAGCAATTACCCTAGCATCTTTTTCTTCTTGCTCAATAGACTTAACTGCTTGGTCTGCTGCTCCACCTAAGATGTGAAGTAAATTAAGTTGCATTAGACACCTCTTTTATTTTTTTAGAAATGAAGCCTGTTGTTTCTTTGTCCACTGGCTCATTTACTTTCTCTTGTTTCTTTTCGTTTAGTTTATTAACTACACTCTTTGCTATTCTGTCTGGTACATTGCTTTCTTTATCGTAGTCTTCTGGAAAAGTAACAACTTTAATATCGTTAAAATCAGCAATTGTTTGTAGCATTTCGATAATGACAGGCATTACCAATATACCAGCATCAATAGTATGTGCTCCTTGATGTACAGCACCAAGCATTAATGATTCAGCAATGACAGCAATAGGAACACCAGTTTCTAGAGAATCTAAAAGTTCATTACCAATTTCTTTTGAAGACAGCAACGAAACATAATTAGAAGCAACATCATATACTTTAGTGAGTTTTGGTGGTTGCAACCAAGGGCGGCTTTTTTCTGGGGCCGTCCAAGAAATTCCCGGCGGTGTTGGTGTAATTACATCAAATGGAGATGTTTTATTTTTTTCCATTTAATACCTCTTTTTTAGAATCACGAATACCCTGAACAAAATCTGCAATGATTTCTAAATCATCTTTCTTCTTAGGAGAAATGTCTTCTTGTTTATTCATTGGTTGTAGAAAGCCTTCCGCTTTCTTTGTAGGCTTTGTTTCTTTTGTGCTTCTATTCTTTAAAATAGATTCTACCTTATTCAAATAAACTTTAATATGTTTCATTGCATTCCTTTATAGGCCTTTAAATCCAGACTGTGCCCATAAGTCTAATCCTTTTACAAGCAAATTACCAATTGATGTATTAGCATTTGCATTAGCTTGAATTGTAGCAGCATTGCCAGAAGCATTAGCTGTAATTGTAGCCCTCGCTAGTTCCATGAGCCTAGTCAACTCAGCCTCTCCTGTCTTCCACGACATCTCTAATTTATCACGATAGGTTTGGGACAACTGTGTATAAGCAACACCAGATAATTCTGTTGCATTCTTTGCATTCACAGCATTAGCAGCATTGACTTCTCTTGTATTAGCTGTTGAAACATCTGCCAATATCTTTGCATTGGCTATATTAATTTCACTAACCAATCTAGAATTAAACTCTTCCCTGTTATTTTGCTCTTGAGCATTAAACTTTATAAGCTCATTAGCCGCATTCATATTAGCAACTTTAATTTTGTTTCTCTCAGCAGCATTATATTGATCTGCTGTCAAAGCTAATGTAGCATTAATCTTATCTGCCTCCAAAGCATTGGTGGCATTGACTGCTTTAGCAGCATTAGCTGCTGCTGTATCACTAACAATGGAGTCTGTTATTTTTTGTGTCTTAAATATATTTGTCTGCTGCTTCAATTCTAGATTTTTAACATCCATCTCTAAGAATGCTTTTGCATTTTGAACAGCAGCCAGTTGTCTATTATTAAGATTGGTTGTTTCTAACGATGCCATCTGAGTCATCTTAGCCAACACCACAGCATTGTCTGCTGATAGATTGGCAATGTTTATACTGTTAGCAAGCCGTGCATTCTCTAATGCAATGGTTGTTTCAGCATCAAAGTTTTTATTTGCAATGTCAGATATTTTAGCAGCATTCAATACTTTAGCTTTGAATGCATCATCAAAATCTTGCTTAAGAAAATCTGCTCTTTGTTGAGCAACAAGAATTGCTGTTTGCTGTCTATTAGAAAGATTTCTAAGACCCATCTCTGCAAACACTTTAGCATCAGCTTGTGCAATTGGTACACCAGCTTCCAATGTGGCTTGAATGACAGCCTGTCCAGCCAAGCTACTAGCACCTAAGCCTCTGGCAGCAAGCTGTGCTGTGACAGCCCTGATAGAAGCAGCAGCCCAAGGAGGAGGGGTCTTAGCATCAAAATCTGTGAGCAGTTTATTAAGCTGACCTTGTGCGGTCATCTCTTCAGTTACAGTGCCTTCTGCTGCTTGAGCTTTAGCTAGTGTGTCTTCCACTCTAGCCATGTCAACAGTGCTACCAGAAACAAGTTCACCTTCTTGCAAAGTTCTTTGTGCTGGTGCAACCACCTTCGCAGCTCCTGCTTGAGCAGCTTTAACCCCAGCCACAGCAGTTGTGGTTGGCTCTTGTTGTGCGGCAGTTACTTGTGCCTTATCAGAAACAGTTCCTTGCTCTGCTGTCAGATTTTTTAACTGTGTCTCTACTTTAGTTTGTGCCGCATCAGGTGCTATTGTTGTAGCAACCACTTTATTAGGAGCAGTCACTCCCGTAACATCTGCATCTGCTACTTTACTAGCAGTTCCAGTTGTTGCTGTCCCTGCTGCCTTATCAGCCGCACCTGCCATGCCTGATGTAACTGCTGTTTCCTTTGCAACTACAGCAGTGTATTTAGGCATCTCAGGCCCACCAGCCAATGTATCTCCTGCTTGTGTAGGATTAACTATGTTAGTGTCAACAGTGGTTGTTCCAGCTTTAGCAGCATCAGCAATCTTCTTTTGGTCTGCTGCATAAGTTGTATAAGCAGAGAAGTTAGAATCTTTACTAGGAGTAAAACCAAGATTAGTTTGTCCTGCCATTGCTTTACTATAACCAATAGAGTCAGTTAAATTTACTTCACCATCACCATTAATATCATAAGACATATCTGTTGGCTTAAGACCAACAATCATTTGCATAATGTCTTTATTTGGCTCTGCTGAACCAGTATATCCACCAGCAGCATAACGCCTGACAACACCACCCCTAGCCATCTTCTGACTAAACTTAGTGGTGATGTCGGAATAGCGTTGTGCCTGAGATGGGGTGGACATCAGAAATTCATCGAACCCCTGCATTGGCCCCTCATAGCCCATCTTTCTAGCCACAATCTCTCTCTGTGTAGCAGTGAAGGTTTCTTTCATTATTTAACCGCCTTAAACATATATTTTACAAAGTCTGGGTTGTCTTTTAACAAGGCTATTATTCCTGTTGCTGTACAATGTACTTGTCTTTCTTTCATCTTTGTTTGCATCGCATCATCAATGGCATGTAATATTTCATGTAACAAAGTGTCGGCCTCTAATATCTCAGGCTGATCTTTCTTTATTGTTATCTTCAAAGCATCACTATCACACTGCCCTAACAAGTCGCCCTCGATGTAGTCTTTGAGAGCTATCTCATAGTTTCTCCCAAGTATGGCAACAGATGAGGGCATTGTCATATTATATCTCTTATACAACAAGTCCCGGCAGATACACTGTCTTACCATCTCGCTTAACTGCTGTCAATGCCTGTCCTTTTAAATTGGCTGGGTCATAAGACACATGCACCCACCCGCTGTCAGGAACTCCCTGAGTATAGAATTCTAAAATCACTTGAGTGAACTTCATATTCTCAGTAATCCATTTAGCCAAGTCACCATTAGCCACACCAACTATTTCAATATCAGCAGCTTGGCCTTTGCAATGGTCACTGGTCTTGCTACCACCCACTGAGGCATTCACCTCAGGAGCACGATAGCCACTGTTAATTTTAACAACTCTATCAAAGTGTTCACGAATAGGCTGCAACACTTTTTCAGCCAGCACCTGCAAAGAAGCAATCACTTCTGGTGTGGGGGTGTTGTCCAAGCCCTTACGCAGGGCTGTCTCACTCTTTACCAATTCAGACAATGAGAAGTTTTCTGTTAGTTGCATTATTTAACACCCTTGACCAAAGCATCTGTCTTGTCCTTGCTACCTTTGGAACTACCAAAGAAGAAGTTAAAGAAACCTGTGAGCACTGTACCAATTAACACACCAATGATGGTGTCAACAATACGAGTGTTGGCTTCTGGGATGGTGTAGAAAGAAGCCAGAGAGAAGAAGGTCATGGCAAACACTGACCACACAGAGGTAAACAGATAAAGAAAGTTTTTAGCAAACCAGCTATCTTGTTGCAAAGCCACCTCTTGCATATGACGGGCACTAGCCCTGTCTTCATTCTCCAGTTGGAACTGCTTGAGATCTATTTCAGCAAGCTTCATAGCAGCTTCTGGATCTGCTTGAATGGCCTGTGTCACTGCTTCAACAGTGTCGGACACACCCAGCCTATCAGCCATAGCTTTAACAGCCATGCCCCCTAATGGGCCAGCAACAACAGTGGCTAAGCCGGGGGCTACATTCTTTAACAAGCCAGCTAAAAAATCATTCATTTTTGTTCATGCTTTCTTCAAGTTGTTTGCGAAGCTTTTTACTTTTCTCAACTTCGTCTTTTGTTTCTTTCTTAGCTGTGAGTATGTCGAAATACATGATGCCCATTAAAGGAAGCATCAAGACAAACACCAGCACCATAGAGATAAGAGCAACTAAAAACCCCATCTTGTTTTCCTGTCCATCACTAGCAGACTGAAGAACAGTATTAGGTAGAGAACGAAGAACAAGATCGCTGCTCCGTAGATGGCTTTGTCCTGTATTGCGTTTATTACTTTTCTGCGTTGCCATTCTATTTCACGCTCTTTCTTTTCCTGCGCTAGTCTAGCCTGCTCCTGTTCTTCTATAATAATTACACGCATCTGATTAACTCTGGTATATAAGTTGCCTAGTTCTTTAGGCGACTCATACACCATAATGCGTCTTATCTCACTACCTAGCTTTTCAAGCTGTGTCTTTGCCAATTCCCTGTTGAGAGCAGCCTGCATAATGTTTTGGCTTGGGTCATAAACACTTTTAGACTTAGCCTCTTCTTCTCTTATGTGAGCAGCAAGCTGTTCTTCCAGTTTAAAAAACTCACCTAAATTTTTAGCAAGCTCTGCAACAACTGCGTTCTCATCCCATACTACAGGTTCTTGTTTCTTTTTTGCAGCAGGCTGTGCAACTTGCTCAACAGCTTGGGCCTCACTAGGCTTAGGCTTCTTCTTAAACCATCCAAAGAAACCACCAACCTCAGAGGCAATGTTTTTAACATCGTTAACAGTTTTTTGAACATCGGCAACAGTTTTCTTAGCCTCTGCAACTGTTCCCTTAACTTGCCCATATAACTCACAACCTTTGCGGATAGCTGCGACACAGCCATTCGCCATTGCCAATATTGTAAGGGGATCAATGGCTTAGCCTCTGACAAAGTAATGGCTGAGAAAGCCCATAGCAGAACTAATAGCCGATATGATAGCCATTCCTATCCATAGGCCGCCTTTGCTTTGATTAGCCAAAGCAAGAAGCTGTTCAATAGATTGTTCAAGCTTATCTATTTTCTTTTCCATAGCCTCAACCTTAGCGGTCAAAACTCCATAAGCTATTGGGTCTATGTCAGACATTAGGCGCTCCAAGGCAGTGGCGGTGTCACCACGGGTGGGTTGATGGTGTTGTCGATCTGTTGCTGGACAGCCGCCTCTGTAGCGTCCTTGTCCACGCCTGATGCCCAAACCCAGCCAAGCACTTGTTCTTGGGTGAGGTCAGCATACGGGGTGTAAGGCGCTCCAGCGGTGTAGGTCACGCCACAAGTGCTGTAGACAGAGCCGTTGTAGGTCTTGCCATCTTGCTCTTGTGTGCCGTTGCACTGCCAGTGAACTACAAATACAACATCTGTCTCCCCTTCAGCTTGCGGGTAACAGTTCATTGCCGACACATTCCAGACTATGGTACTCATGCTGGTGCTCCTTGAAATTGTGCCGCTTGAGCCGCCACTTGTGCTTGATAAGCCGCAATGACTTCAGCAGTCCAAGCTAAATTGCAATGAGCAACGACATTGGCAGGGATGCCCGTCAAGTCTTGACCCGGCGTGAGGCTTGATCGATGGTAGGTTTTACTCAGTTCATTTCCATCCTCCATGATGCGTGTAGCTTCACGGTAGAGAACGATGCCGTTTTCGGTGACGGTGATTTGATCGACAGTGGTTTCTTTGGTGATTGACATGGTTTTTCCTTACGTAGAATAAATAACGGTAAAGTAAACAATTGCAGCGGACATACTTGCATTTGATACTAGACCACCAGTGGGGCCAGCCAAGGTTACCAAAGTGCTTGCACTTGGAACATACCCCCCTTGAATTGTTACCGCAGCATTGGTGGCGGATACAAACATTTGCCCAGATGCTGGCCCATTACTTCCAGTTCCAAAAGGCAAACCCCCTATAACTGCATTGCTTCCAGATGCAGTTGTTGGATAAGTTAATCCAGCACGACAAATTACCTGCCGACCAATTTTTGTATAAGTACTTGTTCCAATAATAGTAAAAGATAGTCCTGCTCCAGAAGAATCAATAGGCGTCCAAGTCCCCTCCTCATAATCATCTAGCGTGTTTACGTCAGCGGAGGCTGTTTGGGCCGCAGTAAATGTGATGCCGTTTGTACCTGTTAGAGTTACACCTGTGGTTGTTACATCAATGGAGCCAACAGTAGTTCCTTGTCTACGGAATACTAAAAGTTGTCCGTCTGAGCTAAATCTGTTAAAAACACCCGCAATGCCACCATCACGCTCTACGGCGATTTGACCAACAGGGTTTATACCAGCACCAGCAGTATTTGATGCGCCGTTGTATGCCGTCCATTTAACCAGCAAGTTACCGCTGGAGTCGATACGGGCGCGTTCTAATCTAGAACCACCACCACGAGTTCCAAAAGCCAATGCTGATTCTCCATCAGCAGTGCGTATCGCCGAGATTGCCGCATCTCCGTTGTTTCCTACTGCAAATTGAATTCCAGTGTAGGCTCCAATAGTTGAACTGGCGTTTCTTATGTAGCATTGAAGGGATGTTGTTTCAAAATCTGCTGCTGAATACACAGTGTTTGAATCAAATTGAGTTTTGAAGCGTCTTGCAGTAGATGTATCCCCAACAACCAAGTTACCGCTTGCATCAAGGGTCATTGCTTGGGTGAAGGAAATGGCGTTGCCTGCCGTGCCAGACGGGGCTGTGCGCCAAAAGTGCGTGTTATCTTCTATCGTATAAAGACCAGATGGGCCATTATTTGCGTATATCCAATTAGACGCAAATCTTGTGTTTGCACCAAGATATGTACTTCCGCTAGAGTTAGCACCAACAAAACTTCCAGCGCGTGCAATCTCAATAGGTTTAATTGTGTTCCAAACACTAGGCGTAACACCCAATCCCAAGTTACCGCTGGAGTCGAGGCGCATACCGCCAGCGCCACCGCCCCCCGCAATAGAAACACCATTAAACCCTCGAATAATTGCGTCCCCTGCTTTTGCGTCAGAGTTGTAATTTGTATCAGCATTAGCGTATCCAAAGTAAGAACTGTTTGTCCCATTAGAAACACGCACTGCCGCAAATGTGCCAGTATTTACAACACACAATCTTTCATCTATTGAACTTGTCCCAATACCCAAGTTACCGCTGGAGTCAATGGTGGTTCTGATTATTCCATTTGTTACAAGGTACAAAGGATTTGCAGTAAATGTTCCTGCAAAAGCAGAGTAAGCCGCACTACCTGTTAATGTTTGTCCGGCAGTTGACCCCTCAATTCCCGTATAAAAATCTCCAGAAGTATTGGTTATTGCCGTCTGTACTCGACCAGTTGTAACACCGCTAGTTCGAAAAACAAGGTTGTAGCCCGTAGCAGTTGATGCCCCCGAGTTAATTGTCCCTGTAACATCCAGCTTATAAGCAGGCGAACTTGTCCCAATACCCACATTGATTGTGCTTGCGGTGTATAGGCTTGTGCTGTTTAGGCGCAAGGTTTCTGACGAGTTAATATTAAATATATAACTACCGCCTGCACCATTGTTTGCAGAAAAATCGTTGCCAGACAAGCCAAGAGCGACTACAACCCCTCCATCACTTGCTCTTGCAAGATCAAATCGACCTGCCGCCCCAGTAGTTCCAGATGCAACTTTGCCAGTTGTCGCAAAATCAGTTCCGTTAAAAGTCAGCGCACTACCCGTAGTCAGCACATTTGAGCCATTGAGATAGGCCACACCATTGATTGTGCCGCCCGACAAAGTGACAGTAGACGATGCACTCAGAGTAGTAAACGCCCCAGTAGAGGCTGTGGTAGCACCAATCGACATATTGTTGATAGTGCCTACACCCGTAGATGTAAGAGCCAATGTCGGCGTATTGCTTGCCGTGAGAGTGATTAGATTGGTATAGGCTGCGCCGTCCACATCGTAGGCGGCAAGAGACAAAGTGTTGGTG